CCCTTTCGAGATAAGGTTAATCGTTTCACGATTTGACATTCTAATTACTCTCCCATTATAGGACTTGTTATCATGATTAAAGACACGGCCGATACCACTATTTCAGTGGTGAGCAAAATAGCCGGTATTATTGAATCTGCTAAAGGCTCAACGTTAACTGACGTTACACGTTCAACACGTGTTGAACCCATCGTGATGATGGAATCACGTCTTCGCCAGGAAGCTGCAATGACCGATGTGTTACAAACACTATCGTCTATCTTTGCAGGGTATTATTTACAAGCCGTTGCTGTATTGACTAAGGTTAACGGTGTTGAAGTTGTACGTACCTTAGACCGTTTAGCTACTGAACGCTCGCCAGTTGATGCGATTGGTGCAGAAGCCTATAAGTACGCATTGCCTAACTACGATTCAAAGACCGTAGGTCAAGCAAGCGTCGAGTCACTTCCTAGCGTAGAAGACCGTGGTCTTAATGAGTTAACCACTGTAACTAACTTAGCAGTAGGTAAATTGTTTGAGGTTAATGTTGGCACGGGTGATCAGAAAGTAACGATCCCTATGTCCGTTCGTTTAAACGTCAAAGACATTAACGCGCAAGGATTGGTTCATATTTTAGCTGCCGGGGTTAAGGATAACAGCGCTAAAGAGCGTTTCTACCGCTGGCGTGCTGGTGAACTTACCTTCATCAAGGATTTAATCCTGTGTCAAGACATTATTGATGCGCGTAGACAAGCAATGTTGGAAGATAAAACTGACACCCTTGCTCGTATTGAGAAGCGTCGTAATAAAAACCGTTTGTCAGGAATCCTATCAGGCAAGGCATCGCTTAATGATGCGTCTGGTATTGTTGTTATCTCTAGTGAGACTGCAGCTGACGTTGAAAAGGAAATCGGCGGCAAGCTAAGTAAGTTCAAACATCGCGAAGCATTGTTTAAGAATGCTTTTGTTATGTTGATGGTTGTTGTAGATACCGAATGGGAACGTGTAACGATCTACCATCGCGGTATTGAGGATGAGTCTGAGCTAAGCTATCGTGACTTGCAAACAGCTAACAAACGTAGCGGTCCTGATGTTGTTGAACTGCTTAAAGCATTCCAAGCAGGTAACACACCTCGTTATTAAGGAAACGAATCTATGAAACTCACAGCCCTGTTTACATCGCTCCTGCCTTCTACCTCTAAGGAGACGGTATTGGGTGATATCAATCTAATTCGCGAGTCTATTAACTTACACACCCTGCCTGTGTATAAGACTGCGGCTGATCTTACACGTAAAGCGCCGCTTAAAGGCGATATCGCTGAGACGTTGGAAAAGAAAGCCAAACGTGAGCTGGATCTTTATAAAGACAATGCACTTCAAACTATCCACACTGCGTTAACCCGCGCCGTGGTTAATTTGTCAGTAGTTGAAGATCTTGTACGTAAAGATGTAGAGCAAGAAAGTTTAATGCGTGACGCTATGACCTATACTCAGGCTAGCATTTTGCAATACATTCAAGTTACCCGTTTCTGCGCAAGCTATGCTCGTCGTCTTCTACTAGTGATGACTGAAGAAGCGTCTACGGTATTAGCGGACGATTACAGTAAGTCGTTGAAGCGCGACATCGAATACGTTAACCGTTATATGGATGGTTTTCTTCGCGGTATCAACGCGATCGGTGGTAAGAAACAAGAAACCGTGGAATCGTTTGCAAAGATTCCTGACATCTTGTTAGATCCAGATACGGTAGAGACAACTAAGCAAACGGTAGGCATCACACGCATCGATCCGTTTAAGTTTGGTTTCATTCCTTATCGTTGGAATCCAATATACCACCTTCGTATGGCTATCACTAACTACCAAGTTCAAAATGCAAAGCTTGCACAAGAAGAACTTGAAGCGTTAGAACTTCGCCTACTTCACCTTAAACAACGTCGTGACGGTAAAGAAAATGCAACCATTGAACAGCAAATCAATTACACCCAAGGCCGCATCGACAAGCTGCGCTACAAACTCCATCGTGATGAAGAAAAAGCCGCTTAATCGTCCCCGCATGTACCGTGCTTATAATGCCACGGTTTTTCAAAGCGGTATGGTACAACCTCGACTAATGCGTGATGAAGAAACGTATTATAGCGTGGAAGATATCCATGACGTCCTACATGGCTTTATGGAACAAGTCGTTCACCGTCGTACAGATAACGTTCCTATGGACTTAGTTAACGAAGTTGTTAAATATGCAATTTGGTTAACCGGTGGTCAGAGCTTCTACGACATCCTAGCCATGCAGTGTGATAATAACGCGCTTAAAGATGAGACCCGTGATTTCCTAGTTGATACGGTTGAAATGTTATCTACAGGTTCACGTAAGATGAGTATCTATACCTGGCTGCGTTTAACTACTGCTACCTTTGCAGAATACAGCGCGCCTAAGAAAGGACCTATCTCTGATCACGCTTTATATGACGCGTTAAATGCAACGTTGCCCGCTAACCCTATAGCGACATGGCTTGCCATGGACGGTGGTTTTGAAGACCTCCTGACAACGCTGTACATCTTATTTGCCCAAGCGAACTTTGATCCTTGGCAGATTACCCCTAACAGGGTGTAGTTTTACGTAAAACTATCCGAATGTTTAATTAAACAACTTTTAAATATGGGAGTAAGACAATTATGTCTAACCGTTTAAAATCTTTACTTGCTTCAACCGCGCCATCAGTAAGCGTTGAAGAACAACAAAACAAAGCTGTTGCTAAACCACAGCCACAAGTTGACCTTACAGGTCCTGCGCTTGAACACGCTGACGCTCAGCTTGATCTTGCTATGGTTGGTGTTGAGCACGCTGATCATGATGTAAACGAGCTGATTGAGATCGCAAGCGGTCTTGAGTCTATTCATGTAGCGGCTTCTGCAACTATCCCAGAAGGTGGTCTTAAACGTGCCGCCGCATCAATGATGCATGTTGCTGTTGAAGGCTATGCTAATCGTCTTGGCCTAGAAGAAGCAATGGTACCTTCTATTGAGTCTTTTGGTTCAGAAGGCGAAGCCATGACAGCCACGCAAGTATCAGTTGAAGGTATCAAAGATACTATCAAGCGCGTATGGGAAGCCGTTCAAGCTGCTTTGGTTAAAGCCATTGAAGCGGTTAAAGCATGGTTCACCAAGTTCTTCGTTAACGCTGAGAAAATCAAAGCACGTGCTGAAGCGGTTAAAGCGTCAGTTAAAGACAAGACTGGCGATGCTGAAGAAGCTAAAGTATCAGTTGGTGGTGCAGTAGCTAAACTACACAAAGGCGGCAAGCTGGCTTCTGTATCTGCAGTTGCTGCTGAAGTAAAAGGCATCCTTGGTGACGTAATGGCTGCGCACGATGGTCTTGTTAAGACAGCGGGCGAGCTAGGTGACATGGTTGCTAAAGTAGTTGACGAAGACGCCACTAAGGGCGCTGAGCTAGTTACTGCTGCTGGTCTTAAATTGATCGAAGCACCTGAGCTTTTCAAAGGCGCATTAGATCTTAAAGAGCGTACAGAAGCTGGCGAGAAAGCGTACTACTCTGACGAGCTACCAGGTGGTAAAGTTGTTAAGATGCAAGTAGGTGAGAAATCTTACTCTGCATCGCTTCAAGATGCAGGTAAAGTTGAAATCGCTGATGCCGATAAAGAAGTCACTACTCTACCTGTTGCTGACATCGAAAGCTTGTGTGATGTAGTAGTTGAATGTGCTGACGATCTTGCTGGTGCAAAAGAGAAAGTCTTTGATAAAGCTAGCGCAACTAAAGATGATCTTCTTAAAGCAGGTAAAGACGCGTCAGGTAAGTTGAAAGACGACACTGACAAAGCAGTTGCTGACAACACGCAATCTATGGTTCGCATGCTGCCTACGTTTACACGTATGGTTGATCAACCAGCAATGGCGCTACTTGCACACTCTGCAAAAGCGTTAGGTGGTGTACTAGATATCGCGGCAGCTTCTGCTAAGCAATACAAGTAAACCTTGTTTCTGGGAGCAGGTAACGATACCTGCTCCTACTCCCTGTTATTTAATTAACACTCATTTTCGTTTTATTAGGATAGAACAATGCGTAATTTCTTTGTTACCCCTGCAGAGCCTAAAGCTACTCCGCAGGCTCTTAGCGTAGAAGAACAAACAGATGCACTGATTGCCTCTGAAGAAAGCTTCCAAGAATTCATGGCAGCTGATGCTGAAACCACTCGTGCAATGGAAATTGCAGCGGGTCTTGAAAATCTAGCTATGGTTGCAGGTCACGTTACCGAAGCACGTAATACTGACCTTGCTTTCTTTGATGCAGGTCTTGGCCTTGCTCTAGTAGGTACTGGTATTGGTACTGAAGAGATCGCTCCAGGTCTTGAAGACATGGAAGGTAAAACCATCTCTACAGAAGCTGTTAAAGAAACCGTACAGAAGATCTGGGACGCGATCAAGAAAGTTATCGCTAACATGTGGAAACAGATCCAAATCTTCTGGGGCAACATGACTAAGTCAGCGCCTGGTCTTAAGCTTCGTGCAGAAGCGTTATCTGAAAAGGTAACTGAACTAGGTAGTGCTACAGCTGAAGAGAAAACATTCTCACCAGGTCGTGCACTTAAGACACTATCTGTAAATGGTCAGGTGCCTAAGAAAGGTTCTGATCTTATTGAAGGTCTTTCGCTAGTTGAATCAATCTCTAGCCACCTGTACGGTAAGTACAAAGAACAGTTAGTTAAAGCAGGTAAAGACATCGACGCTGCGATTGGTGAGTTTGATGTAGCTTCTATTGAGACTGCTCGCAGCTCACTAGATGCGGTTAGCTCAGCTTATGCTGGTATTCACGAGATCAGTGAATTCAAAGGCGTTAAGATGGTTAAAGTAGGCCGCGATACGCGTTTCAACCGTTCTGAATCTGTTGAAGCAGTTCACCTGCCAACTGACATGGCGATCTTCCACGTTAAAGCACCTGTTGAAGAAAACGAAGACGTACTAGGTCGCGCTGAGCGTCTGCGTAAAGCGTCTCTAGTTGTTATGCAGTCTAGCGAGCAAGAAGCTAAGTCTAAAGACAAAGAAGTAGAGATGGAAGTCTTTGCAACGTCTGACGTAGTAACTATTGCTGAGCGTTGTATCGCTATCTGCGACATGGTCGCTGACCACGATGCTAAAGCGGTTAAAGCTGTTGCAGATAACATCATCAAAGCATCTGATACGTTGAACAAGAAGTTCAAAGATGCAAGCAAAGAAGAGAGCGGTGTAAGCTCTGCGTCTAGCTATGTAGATTCTGCAATGAAGTTCAACATTGCATTTACTACTGCATCAACGAAGTTTGAAGCTCAGGTTTCTCGCGTTGCGATGACCACGGTTCGTGCAGCACTTAGCGTTGCTCAGTCTAACTTGTCACAGTACAAGAAAGACAAAGCGTAAGCGATAAGCAACACGTGCTTTAAAAATCCCATTATCTGGGTCTTAGGCTAGGAGGGAAACCTCCTAGCTTTATGCCGTATAGTTATGATGGGATAAACGGTCTTTGGTTATCTAGGCGGTGTGTTGACGTAACATGAGTCTTCCTGCCATATCGCTCTTTTGATAACAACGTGTAGGTTTTGGGTTGGGCTATTTACCTACACGTGCTTTTCCTTAACCGTACCCTCCTAGCATTGTCTCCAGATAGGTTTTTTACATGGTTTTCCCTATCGGCCGATAGTTCCTGGACAGACTATCACAATGCTAGCTGAGACGCCACGTGGCGTCAGTAGGTGGGATGGTGGTCGTAGGGGCCACCATCCCTACTTATGCCGTCAGTGATGGTATGAATTTAACGCCATACCCAATTCGTATGATTGTATTAATATAAAAGATTGGAACTAGACCCATGCCTCGTATAGCTATAGATTGCGGTGACAGTTACGATAGCGTAATCCGCCCTACCGTATTATCGGTAGTTGAGAAAGTAAAGAAATTGACTGGTTTAAGTAAAGTTAAAACATTGTTTACAGGGGATCCGGATAACACCCCGCAGATCGGTAACAGCCTTAACGGTAAAGAAAGCGATGTGTCATTTACTAATGAAGAATACTTGCAATTAGAAGTAAGAACCCAATACATGGATGGTGATATGTTGACCAACACCATCTTTGCACGAGGTAACATTCCTATCTTTAAAGATCCTGAGTTAGGTGTTGTTATCTCACCAGTCTATGGTCAGACGCAGGTCACGATTAGCGTTAAGTATAAAGCACAGAGTAGAAACTCAGCGGAGCGTTGGTTAAGCGAAGTTAAACGACGTACTGCACAGGGGTTTAAAGAGCTACTGCATGAGAGCGAGTATCATTACCTTATCCCTAAAGAGATGCTGGTCATCTTAGACCAGATCCATCAGCGTCGTGAAGCCGTTGCGGGTTATGGTGAGGATCTTGGCACGTATCTAAATAAATATTGGCATCCTAAAGTAACCTGGTTAACTAATCAAAGCGGTATGAGAAAAGCCCCAGGTGTCAGAGAACGTCAACACGATATCTTAGGGTATTTTGATTTTGAATCAGTACCTGAGCTTGAGAAGGGAGAGACTGGAAACTGGATTAGTCAATTTGACTATATCGTTCAGTTTGACCGCCCTCATTCGGTCGTCATGCAGTATCCCCTAGTTGTACATAACCAGCTATTAGAAGCCCGTTACTTTGACGCTAATCAAAACTTTAACTTAAATCTAGAGATGTACCTAAGTACGGCGTTTAATCAAGGCTTAGATGTTATTGCTAACCGCCATCGTCTACCTGCGTTGTCTACCATTATGGGTTATTCAGTACCGGCTTTCGATGAGTGGCTGCCCAGCAGCGTACCTATGGGTACATCCACCATGGCTCGTATATTACTTGCGGTTGATGCCGACAACCCACGCTACCTATGTAACATTGAAGAGCTAGGGGAATTTGCATTAATTGACGAAGTGGTTACTTATCTTAAAGATAGAGCTGCCTTTGCCACTAAAGTAAAGTCATCACCCGTATTCTTTAGCCTATACCAGGATGATACACGTATGTCAGATAGCGTGTTGGAGATGGATGATCAAGGTAACCTATTCACCACTATAGATCTATCGTTGCGTCGTGTCTATCACTTACGAGTCGGCGTTTATAATGACCTATCTTTACTAAATGAAGATAGCCTTGAAGATATACGACTTAATGGAGAATTTGCACGTATCTTGTTAAGCGCCTTAGAACCTAAGTTAAAAGATGACCCGCTACTAAACTTACTGGACGATGGCAGGTTGCCTAAACGTCAGTTTTGGGACGCGGTGGCTAAAATCAAAGGTACAAATGCGCAATACAAGAACAACATAGAAGTCTCCCGTTTTACGGTTGCCAGTTTAATGTTAACCGCGAACCGTCCAACACAGTACGCGTAGGAGTTTTATAATGCCACTTATGACACCACCCAAACCAGATGCTCGCACTGCGACGCAATTAGAAAAGCGCGATAAGAGCCTCAAAGAAATCATCACGCCTATAACGCACCCAGAGGAGTCTCAGCGTGCTCATCTAGAAGAAGTGATAGATACGGAGTTCTTAGCCGCAAACGCGCTTCTAGCGCACGTAGAGGGCTCAGAATGGACAACTAACTATTACAGTCAGGTCATGACTGAAGGTTCAGAGGCCAACCCCCAAGCATTATCGCAAGATGCGGTTCATCAACAATATCGTTTAATTGTGGGGATGGGTATAAAGGTTAATGGTGAACTTAGCCAGGATCAAAACTCAGAAGACGGTTCATTTACGGTTACAGGGTCAGCAACAACCCTGCCTGGTCTTACGCCTATAACTGGAGATATGTTTACTGCAGATGTAGGCGATGGTAGAGTAGGACTTTTCACCATTACTAGCTCTAGACGCATGAGCATGCTGCGTGATACAGTCTACGGTATTGAATACCGGATGACTAACTTCCTTACTGCAGAAACAGAACATGACTTAAGTGAAAAGGTAGTTGAGACGCGTTACTTTAATAAAGATTATTTACTTAACGGTGAAGATCCTTTTCTAAGCACGTCTGATCACAACTTAGAACAAGAGTTAACAAAAGACTATTACAGCTTGTTAGAATACTACATGCAGTTATTCTCTAGTCGAGAGTTTCGTACGTTCGTTTTACCTACCGATAAAGGTGAGCATGCGTCAGCTTATGATCCGATGGTGTTAAAGTTATTCCACCTTATTATCCCTCGGGCTGATGTTGTGGGTTATGAATACCCAACTATTAAACAGGTAGGGGGTGATGTAGAAACCGACACCGTCACGATATGGGATGTGTTACTTAAACGCGATGCGGACTTACTTCGTTTTGCCGCTACACGATCTCGCCTAGTATTAGCTAAAGAGTTTTCGGTCCAACCGTTCTTCTCATCGATTGCCATGACCGGTATCCAAAATGTAGTTTGGCCTGCTTCAGAGCTTACTCATCGCGAGAAACAGCAAGGTACAAAACGCAGTCACCTTATTGACGCATTAGAAGATGACGACAGCATTGCTTACTCAGGTCCAGATAGTATTGATTTCTACCCACCTGATATTGATGACTACTATGTCTTTAGTCGTCCATTCTACGAAGGTGATGCAGAGCGCATGTCTAAACTTGAATATGTTGTTGATCAGTATCTAGATGGGGATAAGATACGCGTAGGTGATCTTAAAGACGTAGCTGACGCGCTATATAGCGCTACGCCTCTTCAACAGTTCTATTATATACCGGTAGTACTGGTTCTTATTAAAGTCTTCGTTAGGAATTTATAACTATGGCTAAACAACCCAAACACTCTAACGCCTATAAACTATTTAACTACCCATTTACGGTATGGGTAGCAAATATGTATATGGTGTCTGAAGTTGAAGCGGAATCAATTGGTACGTTTTCAACAGGTAACATGCAGCAAGATCAACAACTTGCCCAGCAGGAATGTCGCCGTATGGTAACGATTGCCAAAATGGCTGAGATTGTAGAGATGGGCGGGGCGTTTACATTTATATCAGGGGACGATGCGCAGCGCGCTTATGATATCATTGTCGGTCACTTAAGCGATTGGGTAGATGCGATTAATACACGTGTTAACATGCGTAAACCGCCTAAAGACGATTTACGTCAACTCGATGCGTTAGCGTCAATGATCTATAGAAGCGCACGTATTAAAATCGTTACTAGCACTTCTGTACCGACGTTAGTTGAGAAACTAATGAACATGTCACCAATGGCGTCACCAACTAAACTAGTGAAAGATGCGGTAGCGAAGGATCATAAACACCCTATCTCTGAAATGCTAGCTGACGTAAGTGATCTTAAAGGAATGCGACAATGGCGGGAATAGTAGATGAAAGTGCGTTATACAACGACGTATTAGATGTCATTCGTGAAAAGTACGATGATATCGATGACCGTTATCGCCCAGATAAACACTATCGTTACCGCCTAGAGCTATATGTTAACGATACGCCGTACGAGGCGATTAAAGTCGTGGCAGTTGATATACAGCGTGACTTCCAAGGTGAGTTTAGCCAGTCTATGATTGTGGAAGCGGTGTATGGTGCGGGAACCTACGCCCATGCCATATACCCTAACAAACAAGGGTTAACGGCTAAGCTATATCGACAGTTAGTACTTACAGCGGCTAACGGTAAGCTTGTATCGGACGTAGGTGAGGAAACATGGGAATATCAATGCATCGTAGTGGGTGATCAATCACCCTCTGTAGTAGCCTCTACAGAAGCCACTGCGGATCAGGAAACAGGTGATCGTAGCGATGTCATTAACGTTGAGCTACAGCTTATCGAACAAATCGTTGATGAGTTTAGAGTTGTTGAAATTGGCGGTATATTTAAAAACTGCACAGTGAAACAAGTCATGGAGTTATTCTTTGCTAACGTACAGCAAGTAGATACGCCACCTAGTCGTTTAACGGTAACGTCACAAGACTATCAAGACTGGAAGTTAAAGAATCTTGTAAGCGGGGCCGATATTGTCGAGCCTGATAACACACGTGTCTATGACCATATTCTAATACCTCAGGGTACGCGGTTGGTTGATTTGCCAAATTACTTGCAGAAGACCTACGGGGTCTATAAAACAGGTATAGGGTATTTCTTCCAAAAGACAATATGGTTCCTTTATCCTGCCTATCACACTAAGCGCTATGATAGCGTTGAACAAACGTTAACGATAGCTAACATGCCTGCTAACAGGATGCCGGGGGTGGAGCGCACGTTTAAAGTCAATGACCCTAAACGTCACTACGGTAAAGTGTACATGATGGCAACCGGTGATGTAGTGCAAATGGATCATTCTGAGCGTCGTCAGATGAACGAGGGTAATGCTTATTACCACGTCAACGCTGATCGCGTTATGGATGTCTTTAGCAGTAGCAGTGCTAATGTAACCACAGTGGTAGATGATGACCATGAAGTACAAGCTGCGGTAGAAAGCCGAATCCATACTAACTTTTTAAAGTTAAGCAAAGAGTCTATCACACATAATGCGTTTGTAGAGAATAGTCGCTTAGCTAGACAGGTTGGCTCTCACGTACAACTACGTTGGGAGAATGCTGATATTGATCAAGTCTATCCAGGCATGCCTGTATTGCTGCTATATTTATTAGATGGCAATATTGCTAAACTCTACGGTACCTTGCAGCGCATAGATCAAGATTCAAGCGCTATAGAGCCGGGACCTAGCGAGCATCGTCATGTTAGAAACGCGACCATGACTATTTGGGTAGAGCGTGATAAAACCGATTAATCTTAACACCTATATTACATAAAGGAGTAATCACGTGAGTGATTTTGATGATTTTGATTTAAACATCGATGAAGAAGCCCTGGAACGCGCTAACGCAGAACGCATGGCAGAGCAGAACGAAGAAGCAAAAGCTTTAACGGAAGGCGATGTAGACGACTGCGAAGGTGGGGCATGTAAGATCTAAATAGAGCAGAGAACCTTTGGGTTCTCGCTTTATGCCCTCTAAGGATTTATACATGAAAGAAGATATTAAAAAACTATGCCTGCTAAAGGGTGTTATTGTTGAGGTGATATCAACACCTTTACATACTGAAAAGTTAGAAAGTGAATTAAATGCATTTGACATGACCATACGTGAACCGTTAAGGAACATAGATGAATATGTTGAATTAATTGAAGAATTAGAAAACTCTACCTCTAAAACCGTATTTATAGAAAGCCTACTTGTACAGCATGATGAGATAGACTATAAGTTGGGACGGATGGTTTTTACATCAAAGCTTATTAGATTATTTAATCGGCTTTATCGTACTGCTGCCGTCAATGGTCACTGTGTTGTTTCTATAAATTCTACAGGTGGTGTGTATTTATTATCATCGGTGGCGTTCTTTATATCGTTAATTGTTACAATTAATGAAAAGACGTTTGGGGTTGTGTTAAATAAACTTCATCACACCGTAGAAGATAACTGTGATATCTTTCCTCAACCCACTAGTCCATTTAAAGACATGAAACCGATGTCAGATAGGGCAGATTTTACAGTTACTAAAAAAACCAAGTAGTACCTAAAGGACAAGTAATACATGGCTAGATTGAAATCTTTGGACGTTAAAGCGTATCAGAAGAATCAAGAAAGAATAGCGCAATTGTTAGACATTGCTGAAACGTCACCTGAACCCGTTAAGGCGTTTAATGCGTTAATGGTGAATCACCTTAATAACGACCTACCCACTGAACGCGCTTTTAGACGCCACGCGTTAAAGGGTGAATTTCCTCGTGCCTTTAAAGGCTGGTCAGCAATAGAGCGACTCATGCTACATCATGGGTTACCTGTTACGTTTGATAAGAGTACCGATGCCGTATGGATGCATAAACAACATCACCCACTTCATGCTAGGAATGGGTTTCCTTTTAGACGTGACCTTAAACTTACCATGGGGATGGTTAATTGGATTAATAGTCATCCCTGCATTATTCACCCGGTGTGTCAGACTGAATTAATAAAAGCTATTCAGCGTAAAGACTCGCCCTTTATTAGAGGAGAATAGCCGCTACACTACCGCACTGGATCGTTATATAAATACACGTGTCCCTTAAACTACTATGAGACGTGTTCGTTAAACACGCTTACTGCCTTTTAAACCAAAATAATAAATTAATGGATTATTACAAATGATTAAATCAATCCCTTTAAATACCATCTTCCATTCACCTAAATACCGCGTGACTGACAACGCAAAGCGATTAATTACCCTAACTAATCTGTCGCACTTTAAACAAGTCGTAGGTAATGTGTCGCCATTTCACTCACTCCCCACCCATTACGTAGATCAGTACAGCATCGACATGCAGGTCAATTTAGACTGTATAACGTCGTGTTTAGAATGGGTGTGTCGTGTTAATAATTTAAATGCGAGCCAGTTACGTGTATTAGCTATTGTTAACATCATGGCGGGTGTGCTTTATGAGAGCGATCAATTAAACGAGTTAGCGCTAAAAGAAATCGAACACGTACACAATCACCCCCATGAGCTAAATACTCGTTTACTAGAAAGAATATCAGATGTTCAAGAACTTACGCAGTGGGACAGACCATCTATTACTTTAGATGAAGGAACAGCAGTTAAAGCAATAGCCCCTAACTTAACCGCTGCGTATTTAGATAAGCTTGCGCAGGAGTTTGAATGCGCTACTGCCAAAGGCTAAATTATGTCAGATGCTATACAAATGGCTTTACGCCAGTACGGGATGAGAGCTAATTTGCTCTTAGATAAATATCAGAACAAACAGCTTGATAAACGCGCTTATCGATTTACTGTTCAGTTTAATAGACAACTCGATAAGTTTGTAGGGACGATGAGTAATTATGTCTTTAAAGATAAAAGCAAACATACGTTCACCCATGTGTTCAGTCAAAGGGATATTCTTCAGTGGAATCTACCTGAACCCGTCGCTAAATTAGCAGTCAGCGTGGTCAATCACCTACCATACAGTGCAATAGAGCGCTCGTTTGCTAAAGAACTTACCCATAGTCTGATCGTTATCCCGCCCATCCCTACGTTCATTACTAAGAGACGGTGGGGTTTTACGCGGAACGTACGTAGTGTGGTTATATTCCAGATGAACCTAGCAGATCCAGTGTTGGACTGGCACCTACGCCACCTTACTACATTAGGGTCTGTTCGCATGACTGTGGATAAAGCGATAGAGAATCAATCAATTAACAAAAGGTATTTGATTGACTTTAAAAATCAAGCAAGCGAGATGATGATAATACATGAATCGCTACGATCGCAATACAATAATTTAAATATACAAGGAGAGGTACTATGAGTGGGTCATGTCAACGAGGACTAGGTCCTTACATTATACTTGCAGTCATAGCGGTAGGGATAATTATCTTTGCCTGTGACGGCTATGCTAAAGACATTCCTAAGTCATTTTCAACTACAAGCCGCTGGATGATTGAAGATGTACATGCTAGTCCGTTAAACCAGACATTCTACTGTGGGTGTGGGTTTACAGAAGATAAGCAAGTAGATTATTCCGACTGCGACTATCAGCCTATAAGTGCAACGTCTAAACGTGCTAATCGCGTAGAAGGCGAACACGTCATGCCTGCTTCAAAGATAGGTGGAGCGCTACAGTGTTGGGGTGAGGGTCGTGAAGAGATATCAGCGTGTTACGAGTCTGACGGGGATTTAATGTCATCACGTGCGTGTTGTGAGAGAACTAACCTAGTCTATGAACGTGCGCAGAATGACCTTGTTAACGTTGTACCCGCTATTGGCGAGCTTAACAATTTACGTTCTGATAAACCTTTTGCCAACATCATAGGTGAGGCGAGGGACTTTGGACGCTGCGATGTAGAGGTTACCTCAGAGGCTGTAGAGATACGTGATATTAAACGCGGTGACGTAGCACGCATCTATTTATACATGCTAGACACATACGCCGTTCCTCTAGGTATAGACATCACCAACGATGAACTTATGCATCTTTACTACTGGGATTTAAAAGATCCTATTGGAGATGATGAACGTTTACGTAACCAACGTATCTGTGATAAGCAGGGCAGCGGTAACCACTACGTTGGAGAGTGCAACTAAATGAGTGAGGGTACGGCCCTCCCCTTATGTCCGTATTTTTAATAGAGAAATAGTTTATGAATAAACTAACACCATTTATAGATTTTAATACAAGTGATTGTAATAAGCCACACTATCTCAGGCCAGAGACTAAAGGTCAGGGCATAGTGCCAGGAAGAACTAGTAAAGTTGAACTGCGACGTGTACCGCCAGATTGGAAACATCCAAAAGATAATGAAGGAAACTATATTCCTTTATTCGATGGTTTGTTGATAGAAAGGCACAATTATAAAATCATGCTATATAAAAGCCGAGCAAGAGAAGGTTTTGCCACCATTGACGGTTTACTATATTGGATGGGTGCTCCCTTTGTACCCTGTGAAGATGGTTTGATTGATCCTAAATTTGCAACTCAGGGTTATACTGCTTTTGAAGCTACATCGTATTGTCTGTACGAGACGGTCACGGAAGGAACACCTAAATCGCCCGTGTTTGATAGTTTAAAAGACATGGCTGCTTGGATTAAACAAGGTAACGACGGCCGAACCCTTAATCACATTCTAGCTAATTTAATTAGCTTGTTACAGTAGGAAACCTCATGTCTGATTCAACGATTGATATCACCGACGATGAGCTTGACGTTGTTGCTCGGTTACGCAGTCTTGCTGATTTAATAGAGGCAGGCCATTATGACTACACTGCTGAACTATCTATTAAAGGCGATACGTTCAACTACAATATTCAAGCAAAACGTAAAGCAGGGGTATTGTTCTCAACCATCGCCGAGAGTATAACGGCCAGTGAATAATAATGAAAGAAACAAGATCAAGCATGCGGTTAGCGCCGCTCTTTGATTATTGTTTCTTTTTTGTCATCAACGTCACATTTAACACCCTGTTTAAATACTATAACCTAATTATAATAAAGAGAATTGCCTTTTACATGGGAATGTTTATTTTAAGTTTATTAATCGTCTACATTATCACATTACTACTACAGAGACTGTATTATAAACTCACACCTGTGGTGGTAGATATGCGTGAATTAGAAGGGACCGATACTACGTATCTGGAATGGAACAACGACGTGTTCAATCCTGCACTTAGACGCGCCTATCGCATGCGACGTAGCCTTCACGTGATACGTTATAACGATAGCGTTAATCGCGGAAAGCCTAATGATAAATTCATTATCGATGAGACCACGCGCCTAGCAGCCAGACCTCTGCCGAATGTAATATTTAAATAAGGATATTGCTATGTTATTTCAGGAGAATAGAATAGATAGATTTAAAGACGACTATGCGTTTTTAAGTAACTTCTATCCACTAACTAACCCTATTCCTTATACTGCGGTATTTCCAGGCAAACAGCTTCAGACGTATAGCTTTAGCACTGCCGAGCACGCCTACGTGGCGGCTAAAACCACTGATGTAAAAGAACGGGCCTTTATCACCACCCTACCTTATCCAGGCCAGGCTAAAATACATGGTAGGAAGCTTAAGCTGCGTGATGATTGGGACGCTATTAAACTAATGACAATGTGGGAAATACTGCTGCTTAAATTTAACCTAAACCCAGATCTTAAGCGTAAGTTACTAGCAACGGGTAACGCGGCATTGGTTGAAGGTAACTGGCATGGAGATAAGCATTGGGGTGTATCTAATCGAGATGGGAAAGGAGAAAACCACTTAGGCAGGTTATTGATGGAACTACGTGACTATTTTAACGATATGGGAGACATGTAATGATTATACCAAAGCATCTACCTACTGCAGAAGTACAGTATCTAGATCTACTAAGACACACCATGAAACATGGTTATGATATACATAATGACCGCACCGGTAAGGTTTGTCGTACGGTAACAGGCGCTGTGCTATATTACAATGTAGGGGGTGGTGAGTTTCCACTAGTGACCACGCGTAAAAGCTATTGGCGTAAAGCTATAAGAGAACTCTGTGGTTATTTCCGTGGGTTTAGTAGCGCGGCGCAGTTTAGAGACCTAGGGACAGATAGCTGGGACATTAACGCTAACGAAACACGTGCGTGGTTAGATAATCCACACCGTAAAGGCACAGATGATATTGGTGTGGTGTATGGTGGTGTTGCTAAGAACTGGCCAACCCATGACGGTTACACGATGGATCTATTTAAAAAGGTCTATACTAACCTTAAAGCTGGTATCGATGATCGTGGTGAGATTGTTACCTTTTGGAACCCAGGTCTATTTGAACTAGGGGCATTAAGACCATGCATGTATAGCCATACGTTTACCTTGTTAGGTGATACGCTCCATATGACGTCTACGCAACGATCCACAGATGGATTTTTGGGTATGAATTGGAACATGATGCAGTGTTATGTATTTTTAGCCGTTATGGCTAAGATAACTGGTCATAAACCAGGTTGGGTTAAACACGACCATAATAACTTCCACATCTACGATAATCATTTCGAGCAGGTAACTGAACAACTAAGTCGCGATCCATATGACCCACCCACAATCGTGTTAAGTGATCGTATAACGGATTGGGATTACGTGGTTAACCACATGACGGATAAAGATTTTGAAGTCTTTGGTTATGATCACCACGCGCCTATTTCAGCTGAGATGGCGTCGTAGTTTATAAATAGTGTAAGGAATCCTCTATGTTTGAAGGTATTGAGAATTACAACGATCTACCCGCAATAGTAAAAAGCAAGGATGGAAAACAAGTACGTAAGTTTTCAAGCGTTAAAGTATTATTGATGGTAGAGAATCAGCTATTTAACGGGTATACTGTAGATGGTGACCAGGTAATAGTGTCGGCTAAAGACGAGTTCTTTGACCTTACTGTAGGATTAAGTTAGCTAGTGGGATGTAGGGGAAACCTTACATCCCTTATGCCGTCTTTCTTTATTTACATAGATCATTAATCCTACAAGCCCAAAGATCTATTATTAAAGGATGCTATTAATGACAACGCCAGTTTTTCAAATACTAATTAAAGTCATGGGACACAATGTTTATTTTGATGTTGACGTTCCAGGTCACGCTATCACGCAAGAAATGAAATGTGAGTTTGTTGGTACCGATAACCTACGTTCAGGTATAACACAGTACCTTACTAGCTTAAGGTTTGAAGAGAAACCATCTGTAGAAGGCGCTGCCTGGCATGCAGAGCGCGCCATTACCGCTATGTCTGATGAGATAGCCGTCATTGATAAAGAACTTAACATGCTTGTACAGAGCGCGTTAAAGGACTATCAGGACTGGGTAGACCACATGGATAAACACGCTCCACCTAAGCATACTAAATTTGAGACTGGCATCGACCCGTTTAGCATCATGCTTAAGCTAGAATGTGTGGGGATGGTAAATGGAGATAACGCATGTTAATACCTGACTTTGCAATAGAAGCGTTATGTACCGACTTATGTCAAATTAATCTAGATGGCGTAATGATTAACAATCATCAACAACCCATGATTGAACCCTTTATTAGTAAAAGCATTAATACTAACGATAAAGGCCAACGCATACCTAGCTATGGACTTAGTAGTTTTGGGTACGATATCCGTTTAGCGCCTGAGTTTAAACTCTTTAGTAAACCTAACGACGGACGTATCATTGATATCATGAACTTTGATGAACGTGAGTTTGTTGAAGAGGTAAAGGCCGATAGCGTCATCCTACCGCCTGGTGGATTGCTACTATCGCGTACAGTAGAATACTTCCATATACCAGACAACGTAATGGCCACGTGTTCTAATAAAAGCACTTGGGCCAGGTTAGGGATGTTTAGCCTGATCACGCCTCTGGAAGCGGGTTGGGAAGGTCACTTAGTAGTAGAGATCACTAACTGCACTAATCTACCGATGCGGATCTATGCTGGAGTAGGTATTGCACAGATAGAGTTTAAGGCCTCTAAACAACGCCCTAACGTTACCTATGGTGATAGAGGGGGTAAGTATCAGGGTCAGACAGGTATTACCGGCAGCAAGCTATAGGCTGCTACTATTAGCAAGGGCAGGGCAACCTGCCCACTTTATGCCGTTTCGACAACATTATACCTCTATATTACTGTAGTGAATGATTACAATAAGGTAACATTCTTTAAACTTTAAAAGGTATAACATCATGCAAATTACACAAACCTTCACCCTGTCACGTGTTGAAGTAGCTGCTTATCGTGAAAACGCAACACAGGCCATCGAGTTACTTAAACCCTTAGTAGCTAAAGTCAATACAGAAGAACACGCTAAAGTGAAAGGCGATTTACTTATAGAGATGCTTAAAGAGAGCATCACAGTCGACGTAAAGGTAGCTAACAGCCTTAGCAACATTGCTTACATGTTACGTGTTAAAGACGATGTTGAAGTTACGCTATCTATATCGATTGACGATGTGGTCTTTTCTGAGCTTATGGCATATGGTGTAGATCTATTGAAAGACTACATGGGTATACTTAACTCGCTAGTGGACGTGGCTATGAATCTAAAACAACTAGTGCAATCTAAAGACTTGTCTTCTACCAGACGCATGGTGGCGCTTAAAGAGCGCATGGGTAAAGATCAAGTAACGGTAAAGGTAAACGATGAGATAAAAGTAGACGACACTACAGAATCTGAGTCAAGTGAAAATACGTCCTATAAATATCCGTACTGGTTTATAAGTGAAGCAGGTAGTGCGTGGTCTATTGAAGAAATTGGCATAGACAGTGACGTAGTTGATATTAAAGAAAGAATGATAGAAATCAGTCTAGCTCGTCCAGGTACGTTAATTCAACTCAGTGCATCAGCCAGAGTACGTCTTACTGTTAAAGATGGTGAGGTGGTTAAATCTCGTCAGTTTAAAGAGTTCTACCATGTAGATGATGATACCATCGTTGAATCTACTATCTTTGATAACCTTACCCTAGCTAGCCATGACGGTATGGGTAATTTCAAAACTAAATAAACACTTATACGACCAGGTCAATAAAGGCTTGGTCTTTTAAATTAAGGAAACTAACATGAACTTAACTAAAGCAACCCCTAGTAATATCAATGCAATAATAGAAGACAATGAAGGACGTCTAGCTAAAGCTATTAAAGAACTGCTAACAGGACTTGATGACAACGAGGTAGTTGATGAAAACTTGTATGTCTGCGATAAGATTCCAGACAGTTGGGATAACGGCTCAGGATATTTAGATGGCGGTGTCGATGATGGTAGTTTATCAGATAATATCCAGATAATTGGATTAGACAGCAAACAACGTCTCGTCCATGTTACTAACACTCCCAACGGTAACGTGATCTTATTTGATCGTTATCCACATGGCGATAGCGCAGTCGTAGTAGCCAATATGCCTGTGCAGATAACCCGCATGTACGGTTCTTTAATGCGTGGTCAGTTATCGGATGCAAGTATTAACAATAGCGTGCGATACAATCTAGGTAAGGCTATATGTGATATGATAAAATACAGCAAGGAAGCGTAGCGATGAAAACAATAAAGACTAAACCCCAACGCGATGAAGTTCAACAGCAAAGCGCTGAAGTTATTCAGCTGTTTAAAGACAAGCACGATGTCCAACTAAGCCCGTTAGAGATCATGGTGAAGCTTAGGTTGTCTAACTTAAGCCTCCCCGCTATGCTAGCGTTATCCATTGTCAATAGTAATCATAGTGGTAAATATCCATTAGTCTATGTAGGTGAGGTAGAAGGTTTCTTTATGAGCTATTATAGACGCGGGGGTAATCGTTGGAGCTACTCTGCTATAGCACGTATGTTAAACAAACTGGTTAACCTTGGTTATCTAGATAAAGAACGCCATGGGCGTTTCATGGCCTACGGGATGACTTCTAAAGGGATACGTTTAGTGCGTAACCTGGGTTTAGATCTTACAAAGTAAGTCAGTATTAACATAAAGAAGGTTTATTATGACCTTCTTTTTTTAACTTCAATAACAGGACGTGTATTATGTTAGCTGCATTAAAACGACTAAAAGCCAGCGGTGTGTTTAGCCTAGGTATGTTGACAGTGAAGTGGAATATTCCTAAGGTAGATAGGAGTATCCATTTCCTTTTAAGTCGAACCACCAAGCAAAACCTTAGCTACGGTGAGGGCGATAATAGTGTTACGTTATTCTTATACCTGATTAACATCACCATTAAACTTAGTGCAAGATGGTGCGTTGAGGCATTGGATAATAATGAGGAAGATATCTGGTATGGGGTATTCTTTCATGCGGATTCTGTGTCATTCTACCTTGGACGTAAAGGGTATCGCGGGTATGATATGCCTTGGCAGATACGCTGCTTAGAACCTTATACTGAGGTGACGTTAAAGCAAGCGAATAACATGAAATACCACGATCAGGCTAATTTGAACATGGTGCAGTGTCATGTGCGTACGTATTATATTCGTGTAGCGCCATTATGTTTAAGATGGGCGCGATTTATCTCCTGGCGTATCTATCGTGCAGAAATAACATTCAATGAAGAAGTAGGACCACGTGTTAATACATGGAAAGGTGGGACGCATCAAGTTAGTTTCCAAATACCTTATAACATGCAGTGTGCTGACGCACTAACCTACTATTCTGATAATGTAAGTAAATAGCCCACGGGATCTTCGGATCCTGTTCTTTTTTGTCTTTAATAAGAAAATATGGAATCATCATGAGTAATACAATAACCTGGGATCCAACATTTGGTCCTAGCTTTACGCCTTGGGAGATGCTAGAGATGGGTGTGTTCATGGATTGCCATTATAACGTTGCGATCAAAGGACTACCCAAAGCCTGGTACAAACATAAGAACGTAATACCTCGCTCGCAAGAACCCGACGCAAGTCTGAATTACTATGGCGTCAAGTCTCGTCAATCGTTAAAGGAATGGGAACGTAAAGGCTGGACAGACCCCGACTACCCTCTGGGTTGGTGGAATTGGTATTGTCTCTATTATCTAGGTCGCCGTTTAGGTGAGAAAGATGAATTAGAGATTAAACGCTGGCGTAGCTTTGTAGCAAGACATCAGGGACAGATTAACGCTAATTGTAATTTAAAGGATAGAGAATGTCGACCTAAACAACGTCAAGCACTACTACAGTGGGCGTGGGATAGTCAAACTCGCTACAGCGATGAACAGGTAAAGCGTAATGCAAGGAAACTAGCTCAATCAGCAAAGGTGAGCTTAGAAGATACTCATGCTATGATTGTATCTCTAAACTGGTAGGGAGCGTTTAAACATCATAGGACACTGGTATGAGACGATTGCTCACCATTAGCTACACTAAAGCTAATATCGGTGCGTTGATCGAGCGTTTGAATGAAAGGAAGCAGTGTGCGATATCCATAAGAGGTATTTTAACTAATCAACGCGATCAATGCTTCACCGAAGCAGTAGAAAATCCTAACCAATCGACACGTGTCTATGGTGAGGTAGATAAGGCAGTTAAGTCTTATGTGAATAAAGAACTACACTACGTTACCTTTAAACGCTATAAGTTGTTCTATAACACTTACATGCGGTTAATTGATGTCATCATGGGCGTGTTTGACAAAGTAGGTCTTAAACCTACACGTCGCAACCATTTTGATGTAGTGATAGATATCGATAAGAAAAGAAACCGCGACAGACATGAGCTATATCGGGGCGAAACAGCGTTTAATTACCTGGAGGTAAATAAACAGCAAGATATTCGTACAGGTATTGTTTACTGGGTGGTTAATTTGGATCAATACGGTGGCTATCTTCAAAGATTGTTAGAGGAAACTAATAGCATTGAAGATAAGCTAGATGCTGCCGAGGCCATGTTGGATCTTTTTATCGATCATGCTAATTCGGCTAAAGAGCTTTTAGATCATGACGATGAGAAAGATGCTATACACTTCCCCGCCGATCCACTTAACCGATGTCTAGATGACATCATTACGTTGCGTAATTTATTAATAAGCAGTGAGGACCAATAGGTCCTCACCTTATGACGATGAAGGACCACAAACCATGCAGGCTGTTAAATTTCTATTAGACCCAACCCGACTTACTGAAGAGCAGGTTAGTCAATTTTCATTAGTCAAGCACTTGATGACGCAGCGATGCCGTGCACATTTGTTTGATCTTAACCTCGCTTCCTCTATATCGGCAGGCTATACGCCTGATATAGATACTGTAATAAAGCGCGGTATTAAAGAACCTATTGTTGCGAACGCTAATCGAACGCTGCTAGATGTAGAACGTGTAAGGCAAGAGGATAAAATACGGGCCAACGCAAAACAGGTAGAGTGGCAGGTTAAAGCCAGCGAACTATATCATCGCGAGCTTAAAAAAGATATAGAGATTCAATTAACCGAACGCCCACTCCATGCTATTGGGCGTGCCTTGCCAGATCTCATTGATACACTATACCATCCTAACGTCGACTATAAGAAACTGGTTAATGCCATCGGTCAGTCTGATATATTGACAGACGGGGTATTGAAGTTTATTGTTAAAGAACAGCGCAGTGGAAAGTATAGCAAGATTGATGTAGGCAAGCAGAGCATGCAGGCTATAATAGGTCAGTTAGGTAAATCTACCCTTGATGACCTACTTCCTCTTTTACTCGTACAGCAGTTTACAGAAGTGGATTATGACGTTAAACGTAGTGCTAGCGAGAGTAGGTTTAAGCGTTTACTTAGCTATAATGTTAACTACGCTATCGGTATTTAAACACCTTAGGTAAAGATCATCCTACACGCCGTTTAGGTGGTCTTCTAGGCGTATTAGATGTCTTATGTAGTGTTGTGGTGTATCGTTTGTTCTGCGAGCGTCAGGATGACGTTAGAGTGCGTTTGATGGATACGTGGCGGTCTCAGAGCCAGCACACACTGCACGCCGCTATTCAGTCCGTTGATGTGAATTTTAATGTCTTAAGTATCTGGATTAACTGCTTTAAAGAAAAGATTCAAGATATCCTTATTCACCAAATCAACTGGACACATATACGTCCACTACGACGGGCCTTAGAAGAGCATCAAGAAAATACGCCCCTACACGAGCGATCTCAGCTAGGGGTGGTGATGAATCACAGTTATCAATTTGCTCAATTTAAGGCGTTAGCGGATAATAAGCTCGCAAGTAAGTCACTTATAACTCAGTATTTCTATGGGAGCTACATCCCTAACGACCTTAGCCGGTTGTTGCTAAGTTCTTCAACAATGGAGTTTGTTTAACCATGAAACATAACGCGTTAACTTTATCAATCCTCGATAAGATCAACCATAACAAGCTAACGCTACCTACTTTGCCTGATATCGCACTACGTGTAAAGCAGACAGCGGAGAAAGAAGATTCAACTATTGTAGATGTTAGTCAGGTGATCGCTACTGACGCTGCATTAACCACTAGAATACTACGCTACTCTAATACTGCTTTAGTACGTGGTGTCTCTACCATTACTGATATCCACGAAGCCTGTAAACGTATAGGGCTTGTTAAGCTTAAAAACCTAGCAATAGGTATGGCCATGGAGCAGTTATTTGATTCTCAAAATAAACAGATTCAAATAAAGATGCATGAGGTATGGATGGATACCGTTACGATGACCTCGTGTGCCATTGGTGCCTATGCGGTCTGCGATAAGCAAAAACACGTCAGGGAAGAAACGTTATTCCTGGCCTGCCTAGTCCACAACATCGGTATGTTGGCTATACTAAATGAAGCAGAAACTAACCCTGCTGAATTTGCTCAGCCTGCTTTTTTAAATGAAACCGCTAGCCGCCTATCACCTATCTTAGGGGGTCAGATCCTTAAACAGTGGGAATTTGAACAACCTATCATCTACGCTGTTGAACGCTGGCGACGAAAAGAAAGCGATGATGCTAAACAGGCTATCGATTATGTCGATTATCTTCGTCTAGGTGCTGCGTTAAATGGTTACTTTGAAGATAAACAAGAGCGTATGATTGCGTATTGTAAAAAGAAAGGCATGTTCTCCCATCCTGATATATTAGCATGCGATAAATACAACGAAATGAGTCAAGCAGTATTAGCTAGCTTTATCTAGACGGCATAAGCTAACCACCCGGCCTCACGGCTAGGTGGTTAGGCTTTTATGCGGCATGGTCACCTTTTGGCATGTCCCACCACGCGCCTTCAGCAGCGCCTGGTTGACTATTAACACCACCACCAACACTTCTTCTTGACAAATCACTTCCATGTACATCATCAGGTATATCCCCGATGGGTTCAAAACGATACACACAGAATAAGTCTTTATCAGGGGTGATTTTACCTGACTTACGATGCTTGCCTCGCATCATGGTGAGATAGCTATGGCCGTCACCTGGTTTTTCGATGTGTATGGTAATCTCTAAGTCCACTTCTTGGTCGATACCTTTAGATGAGTCGTAATAGCCTTTGTTAGCTACCTCTTTAACAAAGTCAGAACTTCCCATCCGCACTAGTTGCTTAGCATCTGAACTTAACTGGTGCGCGGTTAACAGCGTGATGCCTTTAGGGTTACAGTAGTTACGAACACGTCTAAACAACTCACGTATGCGGTGTGCTTCGTTAATACCTGAGTTACATCCTTGCTTACTCATCATGTTAAGGTAATCCACCGATACCATATGGATCTCGTAACCTTCAGCTTGGTAACGGTCAAGTAATTCAAACAGATCACGATAAGTAAATTCAGTCGGGTCAAAACGTAAGAACTTAAAGTGGTAACCATTCTTACCTAAGACTTCACGAAGATAAGCCGCTGCTTCTTGTATGTTGATGTTACTTACATCGCATGCTTCACCGGTTTCATTCTCTTTAAGGTTCTTGTACATGATCAAGATGTTATCTTCAATCTTGTTTTCTAAAGAGATATAGATAATTAACGGTTTCTTTTTAGGGTCTAGCATGTATGGGCGATTATACAACGCTACGTGTTTAGGGATGTTAAGTAGCATCCCTGATTTAAAGTTATGCTGAAGTGCACCTATTAGTACAAAGTCACCACGTCGTATACCGCCATGGTCACCTGTCATTCTATTAACACCCTGCCAACCTAACTTCATGATCCCTTCAGTTGAGTTAGACTCATTACCGTCTTTCATTACCTTTTCAACGGCTTCAATGTTATCAATATCTAACTCGGTCACTAACCCTTGCGCGTTTTCGACTAGGTTACTTGCAAAAGGCTCAAGTTGATCTACTAGATCCGCAGCAAACGTCTTCCAATTTACCGATTCTTCATTAAAGTGAACATCTTGAGAGGCTTGTTTAATAATGTTTTTAATGGTGTTTCTTGATAGGAACTGACGTAACGTCCTGACGTGGTCGTAACAGACCTGCTGAATGCGTTCTTCTGATTCTAATTCTATCATTCCTAATTCAACGGCTTTAAACAATGACTCGTCGTCAATGATGTTAACACGTAAGCGTTGAATGATGGTGTCTCTATCGTGTTTATAGCCAGGTGGTTCTTCTAGCATATATAGAAGCGTGTCACGTAATGCTACTAGTGTATCTTTCGAGGAACCTGATACCGCACTGTTAAAGGTTGGCTTAAGTGCTTCAATTACTTCTTTGATAATAGGTCCAGACTGACCATTGTTATCTTCTAGTTGCCCTTCGCGATACAGTAACATTATCGCCTTAACGAGCAATAGTTTTGAGTCCATGAGGTTTCCTATTGTATAGATGAATCACACGCAACTACTAGTAAAGGCCCGTTATGAATTATGTCATTGTACCCCATTGGCTAAAAGAAACCTTAGCGCGTTTGGGTGAGCCTCTCACCAGCGTGCTGGATATTGAGAAATTGTCGTCTATACTATCTCCCGAAGATGTTCAGTTCTACCAAGCATCTATTTATAGTACGTTAAGTGAACTGGGTAACGGTGGTCTGGGATGGTTAAATGCATTAGCTGCAAGCTATCCACATGCTGATGTAAAAGGCCTGCCAGATGTTCCTAGCGATGCAGTAAGAATTAAACTTCAACAGCATCAAGGTATGGTAGGACGGCAACAGATTCTGTTGTACGGTCAAACATTAGGAAGTCAAAACGATACTATCTCTATGACACCCTGCCTGATCGGCACGGATACCATAGGCCTGTGCATCGAGCCTAGTAAAGAACCTGTAGTGGTTATGGATTTATATGAGGAACTATTTAAGATTCTTCAGATACGCTATGACCATGGCGCTATACTTAAGACGCCACTGTATACCAGCTACGTTGCGATGCAGCTGCGCCACGCAGCGTAGTCATCCGCATTTTTAACCTGTAGAAGCAAACCTGTGTCACACACTGTATGAGACACACGCTTCTTAATAATCCACGTTAATGAAAGGAAAGGTACGATAATGTCCCTATTAAGCATCAAGAAAAAGGCAACCGGTTTAGGTGCCGCTAAACAAAGCATCTCCGCGCTTCTGCAGGGTCAGGGTGCTGATTTGTCTAACACAACTCTTACTAACAACCTTATTGCGCTTGAGTCACTTGACGATAACGCACGTTCTGATCTAGAGATGTCTTTTGAAAGTAATTCAAATGAAATCAAGCACATCCTTGAAGAGAACCTAGGTGAAGGTTTTGCTGTTACTCAGGTTGGCCTTGAAGCTGCTGCAATTGCCGCACTTGCTAACGGTAACCCAGCAGTTTACGCACAGCGTGCAATGTCTGTAAGCGTTGAAGGCAACACCAGCCTACCAGCTTTCGGTTCAGCGGGTTCAATGGACTTCCGCCTTTCTCCGTCTAGCGAAGCATTTGACGAATCTGAGCTACGTAAGTTTGCTCCTCATTCAATCGTGTTCAACGCGCTAGCTGCGGTACAAGACCCGTTTGCTGAAGCATTCTTCCCAACGTACGTAATGTCGCCTGACAATGCTGGCGCTGAAGTATCTGTACAACGTACAATGGTATTCAACGAAGTAACGCGTTCTGCTACAGGTTCTATTACTAACTTTGGTAAAGTTAACCTTGTTGACGCAGTTCAAGATGCGTCAATCCTTGAAAACCAAACTACTGACCTAGTGCCTGTTTATCTTGCTGATGACAGCCGTGCTGAGTTCTTCGTAGACACTGACGTACTAGCACCTGCTGACGTTAAAGTTGACGGTGACGAGTTCAAGACTTCAGCACTACGTGTTGACGCACAAATGGATCTTGTATCACTTGCAACTGGTCCTAACCGCATCAACTCACAAATCGACAGCACTGATTCTATCGACGGTCGTGTTGAGCTTAAGACAGTTTACGTGTTGGTTCGCGATGCAGCTAACCAAGCTGATCCTGCTACTGGTGAGTCTGACGTTCTTGAAATTCAAGTTAAAGGCCTTCCACGCACTACGTTCCAGCCTACTGCTGAAGGCGATAGCCGTGAAATGGCACTAACGTTTGCTAACAACGCTGTTCTACTTGCTTCTGACACTAAAGCTGTTGATCAGAGCAAAGCAGATGCGCTTGCTGGTCTTAACGACTACGTTGCTTCACTAGACATGAAGCTTAATGGTACGCTTAACGTTGAAACGGGTGCGCTTGAAATCAATGCTTCACCACTTCGCGTTAACGGCCTAGTAGATGCGTCTGGTGCACAGATCTCTACTACTCAAGGTGATGGTAAAGCAGCTATCGACAGCTTCTCTATGGAAGTGATCGGTTATAAGCTAGACGCACGTCTAACTAACGCTAACCGCCGTACTCGTGGTATCTTGATCGATCGTACTGAAGTTAAAGAGCGTTACACTGTACCACTAGGTGCGCCTATCTCTGCGCCTCAGCCTATCCACGGCTCAAGCGACCAGGCGTCTGATCTACGTGCGCTAGTTACTACTGCACGTACTCGTACCTCTAACAACGCGGTTACCACTCTACTTAACTACGTAGATAGCCTACGTTCTACAGTAGCTCGTGCAACGGCAACAGGTACTGCACCTCAAGTACAAGGTATCGGTCGTCTTCTAGTGAAGCCTTACTTCCAAGAAGAAACTATCGATGCAGCTACAGTTATCAACTCAACTAAGTCGCATGAGAAAGCATCTGATTTCTCTGCTATCCTAGTTGACGCTATCCGTCAAATTGCATACAAGATGATGGATCGTTCTAACTACGCAGCAGCGCTTGAGATGGAAACTGGCGGCACTAGCGTTAAGCCTAAGCTGATCATCGGTACAGATCACGTTATCGCTCAGCACATCATGGTTTCTGGTGATGAGCGTACTGCATCTATCGGTATGGACTTTGAAGTTGTATCTTCACCTGATGCTCGTATGTCTGGTAAGATCGTTCTTGGTTTCGGCCGTGGTGCATCAGGTAAACCTGATGCGCTTGGTTTTGGTACTCACTTCTACATGCCTGAGCTTACTAGCACAGCGCAAGTATCACGTGACAATGCTACTACCAAAGAAACTCAAGTACAGCCACGTGACCTTCACGTACCACACCTACCTGTAATGGGTGTGATCAACGTGTCTAACATCGATAAAGTCTTCACTGACTACATCGGTGGTGTACCAACACGTAGCTAGTAATACCCAAGGGAGGTTCGCCTCCCTGACCTGATTCATTAACAATCTGGTTAAAAATGCGCTTGCGTATTTACAATTTAAAAAAAGACAATGCCGGTTTCATTACCGATTAAAAGATCACTTAGCGTGGTTAAGTAGCACTCAGGGACTTAAGGTTCCTGAGTGTTATGCCGTCTATGCCGTCTCGACGACACTTCACACCTACATTACTAGTATGGTCTTGCGCTAAGACTATCGATAGGAACCGTTAAAGAGATCACGCCAGATGGATAAAAGAACAACCAAGGGGCACTTTACACGTATAAGAAATATAGAAGCATACAAGGAAACCTCGTACACGCCACCGCGTCAAGCTGCGTTACGTATTACGGAAAGCTATTACAACTATACAGGTAAGGTGCTGTACTTAGCACATCGTAACAATATCTTATTTCCTCTTGCTATGGAGGACAGACACATGAACATGCCCCAGCAGCACGTAGGTAAGTTGGTTATTGAACAACAGTTCCTCGTGGCTTATGATCGTGTGGATGAATTTATTAATCAGTTAATGCTTGATGTTGAAGAAGATACTGAAAACCACAACATCGAACAACACCGAGTCATTGAAGCCATAACCGGGGGAGATCATATTGAGAAACACCGATCAGGATTACAGTTTACCGTCCGATACGTTATTGGCGGTAAGGCGATACAAACACAACCTAACGGTCTGTATATCACCAATTTAGATGTTGCTATTGGATTTGAAGGTACTGACGTTATACATCCTTACGCTGCACGCACAGCGGCGAGTATCTATAATCAATATCAAAAGAATCAAAAAGAAGCACCGCGTAGCAACTTTACCGTAATGTTAGTTGATAATGCGGGTCGGTATAACAGCCTGTATATCAATATACATGGCGATGCAATGGAGATTAAACCCACGCGTTCGGAAAACATGGAAGACGGCGTATGGGTATCTCGGTCATCGCATACACGGGGAGCGGTATCAGAAACTGATGCGGTCTTTATAGGTGGACCTTCTAGAGTTAGATACGATACCCTAGCATGTCTAGATGGTACTAACTTTGAAACACCTATGCTGTATTACAGCATGCAAGAATGCATCACGCATGGTGATGCGTTAGTGCAGTTAGAGAAACGTTACCAACTTGATAAAGCACGCGCGGATATTAAAGCTAAAGAACAAGAGGAACGTATTAAGCAACAGGAAGAGGTACGTAAAGAACGTGACCATCAACGAAAAATGGAGGAGATGGAAAGAAAAGCACGATTGGATCGTGTTAAAGATGAAAGAAGTGTAGGGGTAGAGGTACTTAAAATAGGTGGGGCGTTAGTAACGGGCATCGGCATTGCGCTGGCGGCGATGGCTAAGATGCGTGACTAAACGTCAAGAAATACAGAGGACACCTACCCTATGGTGATGCTTTAAAGGAAGTGTCATTATGTCCGAATTGCGACATAACTGATCGGAGGATGATCTATGGATCAATATTTATTTAAACACATACACGAGCAACATGTGCCTAAGTTTAACCCTATACTGGCGAAAGGGTTAGTAGTAGAGCAGATGCGTGAAGTCGAGCAATACATCGACCATGTGTGGAAATGTGCAGCACGAAGCTTTCCAGAGGGATTTACGTACGATGGAGAGTACAAAAGAGCAACACCGGAGCAGCAGTATGCTTACATGACACGTAAGCGATCATCGCGCGCTGAGTTCAATCTTGCGCCAAGTGACTTCTACATGCTTCAGTATAATTTTAGCTACCATGGTCAAAAGCTTTATCCGCGCTCTATGCAGTTGCCTTTTGTAGGACCAGGTGGTGTTATACGCGTGAACGGTTCTAAATATGTTATTAATCCAGTTATGGTTGATAATCTATTCTCAGTAGACGATGGGAAACTATTCGTTGCATTAACACGTGACAAACTTACCTTTGAACGGGTCACACACAACCTAGTCATTGATGGTGTTAAAGAAACTCTAAGTATTCCATGGAGTACCATTTATCATCTGCGTCAAAAAGATAAAGGTTCTAAGATTATTTACATGGGCGGTCTACGTCTCAATATGGTAAGTACCTTAGGTCATTATCTGTTTTGTAAGTATGGCGTGACAGAAACCTTCAAACGCTTCTGCGGTATGGATGTTGTAGTAGGTGATCGTAACACCATCACCGAGCAGTCACATCCTAAATCAGATTGGATTATTGTAGAGAGTTTACATCTACAACCTATCAGCGTTAAAGGTAAGGGTTATCAACCTACGCAGCTGCGTGTTGCCTGTCGACGTGAGCAGCGTAGTAGGCTATCTGACAACTTACTCGCCACGTTATTCTACCTTGCAGATCATTTTACTCAACGTATTCGCCCAGAGTATATCGATGATACGCGTCTATGGCGTGTATTGATGGGGCATGTTATCTTTAAGAGTAAAGTAAATGAAGGTAGGCTGTTAGAAGATATCGATGCGCATTTAGTAAGTCTAGATTATTACATTGATGGCCTGGTTCAAATGAACCTAGAACGTGAGGGGATAGAGTGTAAAGACACGTATGCTTTATTTGCTTATATTATCGAAACCATGAATGAAATTATCATCACAACGGATGTCTCTAACCTGTATGGTAAGAAGCTAACAACCTTGAGATATATATTACTAGATGTGATAAAGGCAATATTTAATTTTACCTTTAAGTTAAACTCTAACAAAAACAAAACCCTAGCTGTCAAGGACATAGAAAAGCTTATGGACAAGTATCTGAAGTTTGATACTATACGTAAGATAAACACAGGACATGGTGAGGTAAGTTCTCTCTCTACGGCCGGTGATAATCTCATGTTCAAGATGACTAACAAGGTGGTACCTCAGACTGATGCGACTGGCTCTCGCAGCGGGACGAAGACTAAACCATCACGACTACTGCACGCTTCGTTGGCTGAAGTATGTAGTTATGGGAATCAGCCAAGTTCTTGTCCAACAGGTCACGGTCAGATTAATCCATATCTAAACGTAACACCTGAAGGTGAGATGATTCCTGATCCGCGCTTCACAGATCTGATAGAAAGTGTGCAGGCGAAGATTGCACGCACATAGCACTATCATCACTTTTAAATATTTGACAAATAACAACGAGGTCTCTTATGTACCCCGGTAATTTACCCTTTGACGCTAACGCTCCAAATCAGCAATTCTTTATCCATGGATTGCCGTACTCGGTTCCTGGCAGAAACCCCCCTAACGGTTTCCCCATGCAGCTAGGGCCAGAAGCCTTTAAGATGTTAGATGGACATCTACGTCATCAGTTACAAGAACAAGCACCGCGTAATCCGCTACGTACGTTCTTGTTTAATCAGATGGCAAGCAACATGTATAACAACCAGCAGTATGATGAGTTACTTGTCTCTGCTGGCGGTTTCTTAGAAATGGTACTTGCTGCTAACACGCATGGTAATAATGTTGATTCAGCTGCGGCTATGGTTGCACAAAAGATGACAGGCATCTATGCTTCAATTAATGCGGTTACGTACCAGCCACTACAGCAGCTAGTTCAAGATCCTAATATCGTTAACTCTGTTAACAGCACCCTAGGTGAGTTTGAGCAGATTAAGCAACAGATCTTACAGTTCCAACAACGCAATCAACAACCTGCGTGGGGCGGTAATCAGGGCGGTTACAACCAAGGTGGTTACGGTGGGGGTAATAACTATCAACCACGACAAACCCAGTGGCAGGGCGGTACTCAGATGGGGTTTAACCAGCCTAATACCTTCAACGGTAATGGTGGTAATATGCGTGGCATGTTTAACACACCTCAACCTAACCAGCACCGGTCGGTACTAGATACGGGCAGACGAGGTGGCCTGCATGATTATCAGGAAGTGGATGTAGGTAAGACAGCGCCAACTAACGATAATGCTGTCAAAACATCATGGAGTACAGGTAGTGAAAATAGACGGAGTGCGGCGTGGGATATCCCTGATGTTAAAACTGCTGATACCGTTAGCTTTGATAACGACACTACTCCTGCTTATGAAGCCCCGTTATTCTATAACGACTTACCAGACCATATGGCACTAAAGCCCTTATTGCCATTTAATTTAACTTACAACCCTAACACGCACGAGCGTATTTACTTACCACACAAAGATGGTTACCTCGTCGAAGTCATACAAGAGAAAGGTGAATTCATGGATTACGAACAACACGAATTAGACGCAGCCCTTAAGACACAATCGCTTGGAGCACCTAGTGGCTCTGTTCAAGGTGATGGTTGGAAAGACTATCACTACATCAATGCAACTGCCACCATCTTAGATGATGAGACTGAGGAGGGCGAAGTGACTCCAGCTGTACAGTTTACTAACCTGATTGATGCGCACTCTGATCAGCAAGCAGAATTCTACTTACGCCAAGCTTTAAACAGCAAACGTATCAAGATCCCTGAAGATGCCATTTTGGAATTCCAATACCGTCACCTTAAACCTATCGCTTATCGTATAGACCGCAAAGGTGCTGATGATCTTGCAAAGGCAGAGACTATGGATCAATTCATCTCTGTTATGTCTAACCTAGATATGCCTGAGCGTTTCTGCGGTCAAATCACCAAGCGTGCGATTGGTATGATCAATGATGCACTTAACTACTCTATGTCGGTAAGTTGGACTATTGATGAGTTAAGTGATTATGCGGAACTGCTTACCGAAATCGCCAATGAGCATGGTGAAAGTGTACGTAAGCTATTTGCAGATAAAATCAATGATCTGATTCCATTGTTATTCTCTGCGGTAAGTGCACCGGAAGTAAGTAACTATCTGAAAGAAACGTATAAGGCAGATCGCCTTAAAGATAACATCGTAGAGGTGGCTGAAGATACTGAGTTATCTGGATTCTTTGAAAATGTAGAAGACCCAGACACACTAGATCTAACCACTGAAGACTACGCTGTTGTTTTCCTTACTGATGTAATCTCTATCACTCAAGTACCGTGGACGCTTAAGTCAATGGAACTTAAAGTCGATAAAGATCAACCTATCGCATCGGTGAAACAATCTGTTAACCCTGTAGAGTTTAAAGTACTGCAAGATCTCTATGCACGTACTAAAGATCTACACGTACGTCATTACTTCATCGATACTATTGATGGATACCGCCTAAAGGTTCTACCGGGTTGGTTAAGTAAAGACTACTATGCATTAGGCCTGTGGCGCGAATAAGCGTCTACGACCTCACCCCTTTAAAAGGGCGTCTGGTGTTAGGGCCAGACATTTGGAGAGGGGGTTATTGCCCTCTCCTTTTTTTGTCTTCGATAATAAAAATAAGGAACGTTAATTATGTTTTCTAAACCCCGTATGAATGGATTGTTAACAGCAGCTATGGCTGCTAGTTTCTCTGCCGATACGGTAATACCCTCACCAAGTAAACGCGGTAAGATTCGTTGTGAAGACGAAGCAGCGCGTAATAAACGTCTTCGTGGTCGTAAGAAAGCTAAAGAAGCAAGAAAACAAAGACGTCGTAATAAAAAGAACCAATAGTGCTTCTGTATGCGTCTGTGACGGCATAAAGTAGGGTAGTCTAAGCTACCCTACAAGTTATGCCTTAAAGTGGTGGTAGATCGTCCTCAGCACCCGGTTCTTCGCTAGGTGGTGTTTCTGATTCTTCTTCACTTTCTAGGTCTTCAGGGATGTCTGTATTATCATCTACAGGTTCCTCCTCTTCCTCATTACCTCCAAGCTTAGCTTTTAATGCTTCAAGTTCTTCTTGCAGTGTTTGGATCATTTGATCTTTCTCTTCGGAAGCCTTGGTCATCTCATCACGATCAGCATCCAAGTTACTTTGTGCCTTTTGTCCTTCCTTACGCATCATCCGTAATAGTTTCTGCATGGGGTCTAAGATAGCCTTGGCATGGTCTTTATGTATATTGACAATATCAAAGCTTTCATTAGATCCTTCAGATACCATTCCTTCTAATTCAGGCATGATGTTATTCTTACGTAACCATTGTCGCTGGAAGTAACCGCGCAATGCCGCTATAGTGCCTTCTATGCCTTCTTCAAGATCTGAATCTAACATACCGTCAAACATCTCAGAGTCAACATAGGCAGGTAGCGCTGCTTCAAGTAAGCTATTAAACTCTTCAAAAGACGCACCTTGATTTGCTAATTTCGCAGTATCAGGCGTGGGCAGACTAATGGTAATTGAATCAATGATCTCCGTGATTAATGACTCTTTCGTATCAAACGTCCCATCGTCTGTTACATCTTTATTGCCTTGTTTAAGTTTCTTGCTAATACCTGATTCATCAATAAGCTCTGATATCTGAGCCATCAGCACTGATGAGTTATTAGTAAACTTACGAATAAAGTCAGATAGGTGATCACATAACGTATCTTGATAGATGATCACGCGCTTAGCTAATAGTAAGTTAGACCCTACCACATTAGTAGCAAATTCAACATCCAATGTAGAATCTACAATCTCAGGCGCAATATGCATCGACATGAAGTGACGGTTACGTAATGTTTCTTCTAAGTCAGTATCGACATTAATAACACTACGTTGACCATCTTCAATGTTGGTCTTTGTACTTGGATACGCAGGGTGACCCTCTACGTTGATATCGACCGAAGAACGTTGCAGGTAACCTGTAATGTCCGATGGGTCAATGGTGCCTAGCGGATAAGACAACTGATGGTTCTTAGTGAAGTTATGCATGATCTTTTCAACGGTATTAGCTGGATCAGGATCATCTTCATCTAGGGTAATGTTAAGTTTAGTTCGGCTATTAGAGTTCTTAATACCTGCCATGGTATTGGCAAACATCGTCATAGCACGTAACGACGCAATAATCTTAGAACCTTCAATTAACGAACGACCCGTACCGTTATCGTTGTAATCAAACGCCACATACGTCATTAACTCAGCGGGTACAAACAACACCTGCGTATGCATTTTAGATAAAGCACGCGCTAGCATGATACGCCCTACTTCTTCCGGACACGATAGCGCTGCGTTATCGTTATAGATACCGGCTTCTAGACGTGCTACAAGATCGTTTTCTATTAACGACGTATAGGCGTTAATGATCTCATTTTCAGACGCTTCAGCAACCGTATTACGGTTACCGTACATGCCCTGTCTAACCTGCTCGATAAGCTCAGAGGTTCCTTCATTCTCTTTTTTCACCCGTTGTTTAAGGTTGGTGAAATATTTAGCATCCTTAGCCCGCGTAATAGGGTTACCATTCTTATCTAATAGAACATAATAACCGATGTGGTTAGAAGGGTCTGACGGTACGTGAACGGGAATGACCGCCTCACTAGGTAACTTCATTATTAGCGGATGACCGACAGATTCACGGTTAAGCGTTTCACTGGTCTGAAGTTGTACAGCAGAGCGCTGAGTATAGACGCGGCGGCGATACGCTGTTTTAAGTACCGTCGCACGCTCACCACCCTCACTATCCCTTGCTGCCTCATTACTGATATGTACCCCAGCTACACCCTGACGTTCAAATGCAGACGCCACAGCATGCTGACGTGCTTTAGATAATAAACTAGGCACTTTAAGAGCATTGAAGTTATCAGTAACTTCCGTATACGCATTGAACTTCTTATAGCTATCTGGCGTGGTGGGTTCTGAGAATAGGTTTTCTAAACTTACCTGCTTATCTGCACCCGGGTTACCTAATAACCCTACAGGTTTAACGCTGTTAGAAGACGGGACAAAGAACTCTTTAACGCTTTCTGACGATACAATGTCGTTACCATTAATCAGCGCATCTAATCCATTTTCAGGAATGATAGCAATAGGGTAACTACCTGTCTTAAATAACGCGTCCTGCAATATTGTAGTGAGGCGTCGACGTAAACCAAATTCCTTGATGAAATAGTTTTGGATAATTCTTATGACACCTGATGCCACTTCTGCTGCCTCGCCAGCAATCCCTGAGGTAAATGTTATTTCCGTAGAGATCATGTCTTTAGGCGATAGAATAGAAGACACCAACACCTGCATGGCCATTTCTGTATCAGGCAGTATTTCAAAAATAGCCCTAGCGTCATTGACATTGGTGGCGATGTTATTAGAGATAGTCTCCATGACGTTAAGCGATGGTGCTTTAGTCTTAGAGGGTATCTGACCGTCGCCTTGTCCTGGCTGGACGATCTTATCAACAATTGCCTTAATCTCTGGCGTCATGCCTTGATCGGCATCGTGGCGGGGATGGGCATGTTTACGAATATGTTCTATTGCCATGTGTATTTACCTATAACTGTAATAAAGAGCGAAGTGCAATATGTCTGACTCTACCTACGATCTTTATCGACAAAGCTGTATTAATCTAGCTCGTTCGATCATTTTAAAATCCAGCGAAGTCGCTGCTGCTATTAATGCAGAGCTCACTCTTTATGGAGTAGACGTTGATGAAACCGATCCGAGTACGTGGAAGTATTATCTTAATTTAAATGGGCAGTATCATAGTTTTGATACGCCAATGACGGTAACATCCCTTGATACTTTAGAGGTCATAGCATTCACCCGAGAAAGTTTAGAGATACATCGTTCTACGGCGAAAGCCTATACGTTTAACTCCGAAGCTTACCTCTCACTTCTTGCTCGTTACCCAGAACAAGAAACACTAATACGTGGTATTGTTAATCCCGTTGACATAGACGTAGCATTGTCTGCAGCGGATTGGGATATCCTACACTACAACGATGACTTAGTAGAGGCTAACGAGGCTGATTTAGTTAACCGTATCCAGACATGGATACGTCGACACATGCTGCGTTGGCATATTAACGACTATACTATCAGCGATGATCTCTATTTAGCAGCAGCTATGGGTGTTATGTATAGCCATCTCCCTAACGCTATTGTTAACATACGGTTAGATAACGCTAAGACGTATAAAGCCCACAGCTATCATGTTTGGACTTATCTTGCTAGCCGTGGTGGACTGAGTGGATTTAGAGATACATTAAGTACCGCCCAGGCGTTGTTTCTATATAGAAACATTCGTTACATTTATAAGAACTCAGGTAAGACATCAACGTTTAAGTTGTTAATAGAAAACCTATTGACTCAACGTGGTCTACCGCTATACGCGTACGATCTGCGTCATCGTACAGATAGTCTACCTGATTCTATTCGTCCGGAAATAGACGTAATACGTTACCCCCTTAACGATTCCTTAGTTAGCGCTGATGCTATTCAAATATACACGCCAGATGAGCTAACGCAGCTAGTTCAAGACTTTGCGTCTGATAATGGATTAAATGCAGAAGAACTCACGGATGAGTGGGTGCTTAAAATGCAGCGGTCAGGGCGTGATAGAGTATTGACTAAAGTTGTAGAATCTGTGGTTGAAATTAACGACAGTTTTGAAGCAGTGAATCTGAGTCAGTTACTATTAGAACACTGGGCGTATTTATCTAACACGGGCGTCTATAGCGGTAACGTTACATTAGTTAACCCGCATAGTGGTAACATACTACAGATCAGTGCGGCGGATGCCTTTATTCTCTATCTGTATTTGTTTAATCGTACACTGGGCGTTACCTTAGACACTATCCCTACCTTTACTACACTACTTACGGTAGAACCGGTCTTGCAGGACTGGGATACGTTTATCGAAGGTCTTAATCCAAAATACGTCGAGCCTTATCGTAGTATGTTCTTAAGCCTACCTACGACATCTAACATCATCAACGCAGAAGGGTTCTTTGAACACGTTCAGGCGGTATATAATGTTATCGCTTCTATTCTAACCGCATCTAACATGGCGAGTAAGTTAGAAGAGAAAGCAGATCTGCGTATTCTATTTAATCGCATCACACAGTCTAAAGAATTAACATTGAGCAACATTAGCTCGTATGATCAGTGGCTGTTCGTCAATGACATTGATGTTGAGGATATCAGTTTAACCGATGCGCAAGCATTTATGGATGTTATACTTGAAACCTCTACAGGCAGTGATGCCTCTACCGATACGACTGCTGAGTCTATACAGGCGGCACTTGTATCTATTCTTAATCAATTAACAAGTTACGACATTAACGTAGTTCCTACCTTATTAGGTCAAAACGCGTTCAGTGTTGATACTAATCGTTTTAAAATCTCTGAACTGGACATATCAGGTTCTCACAACGACGGTGACTACCATTCGACGATGCGAATCAAAGATGCCAGCATGCGAACCGACATGGGGCGTTTAGATAGTCAAGCGGCCGTGTTAAGGTTAAATGACGTTAGCCCATCGTATGCACAGTTCTCCCTTAATCAACTCGATACTGCATCACTTCATACCCAGGCACGTACGTTAGGTTCAATACGTATTGCTAATGTGGAAGTAGCTGTAAAGGAAATAACACATGACTAATGTAACACGTACTATCTATGCCAGTGCTTTACAATCAGCACAAGTGCTAGGTATCCCCTACGATATCGTAGATAACACCACGCTTAATGAGAAGTTTGGTATTTTAGACGGTACCCATCCTACTGAAGGGTATCCGGTCATGCAGTATTTAGCAATAGGTCGCGGTGGTCACAGAAACGCAACCGGTGCTGATGGCGCTTCCCTAACCCGTCTAAACACCCACAGGGCATCTGATGCCGCGTTGTTTAAACATCTCCCTTTTGTATTACGAGAAGAAGATAACGATCTTACTTCTGCAGAGCGCGCACGTTACGGTATGCGTCGCGAAGAAACGATTGATGGCGTTAACTACATTGCTTATTATCTTTTACGTATAGATAACACTAATGTAGACATCGACTATAGTCGTGTCACCGTAACTGATGGTGAGCAAAATACGGTACCATATACACCGTCATCAAGCGATTTGCAGCCTACGCCAGTTGAAACTAACCCTACGGGTATTAATGTATCTGACGGCGAGTATCTGACGGCGTCAGCAGGCATCACGCTTAACTTCACTACTGAGATCATTAATGAAATCGTTAATGCGGCTAAGATCATCTATGGTGAAGAGGAGTACGCGACGCTTTCTGAAATTGCTCTAGTGACAGGTCAAGATTTCACACACAGCGCCGTTAACAATGAAGGAGGGTCGTTTACCTACAATGAGGTAATCGCCGCTCAGGTCAACACACACATCACCCTACATCAGCAACTTTGGTTGTTAAACAACAGCTTAACGCTTGAGTTTAATTTAGGTGGTACTGAGTCACTTGCTATTTAACAGGTGACTTATGTTAGCTGACCATATTAAAATCTCAAGCACCTTCACCCACACGTTAAACTACAAGTGTGAGACAAAGGATTGTGGCGGTATCGTGGTGCTAAGTACGATAAGCGATAATACACGCGAACAGTTATACGGTGCTAATGCGTGGCCGTGTCATTGTAATCGTTGTGGAGGTCTTTACATTTCTAATTGTAAACTTCCTCTTGAGATAAACGATAACGGCAGTGTTCATCGTTTTAATTTATCGCTTGCCGCCGCACAGCGTAAGATGCTGGTTATCAGGCTTAATAATAATAGGTTAGACTAACTATGTTTGGCGTAAATACATATCGGATCATTGGATTTGATCCAAGTGTAGATAATATGGGCGTGGGGATTTTAGAGGTTGATATTAAAACCTATAAAGTTACCTGCGTCCAGTCATTTACCTTTAAAGGGAAAGATCATGTTAAGCGTTATTCGCATATTGCAAAAGTACATGGTGATCGTGTAGCCAAATTACATGGCCATTATAATGCTATTGTTAAGCTTTTCGATCAATGGGAACCTCATGCGGTGGCTATTGAAACACCTTTCTTAGGACGTTTTCCTGCCGCCTATGGAGCGCTTAAAGAATGCGTATGTACAGTAACCCAGGCGCTGATCTATCATGACTTTGCCCTTAAGCTCAATGAGATAGACCCTAAGAGTGTTAAGAACGCCCTAGGGGTATCAGGTTCATCTAAAGATAAAGACGACATGCAACGCGCCCTAATTGACCATGATGGTATTAGTTGGGCAGATGGTCTTAATGTAGAGACTTTAGACGAACATAGCGTGGATGCGGTAGCAGTTGCCTATTGGTTATATCAGATGCAGTTTAATACTTATTTGAAGAGGTCGTGATGAAAACGTTCTTTCTAGTTACACCCACTAATGTAGGTCATGAGACTTTAGCTGAGATTGAGCAAGTCATTCAGGCTAAAGTTGACCCAATGGCGCAACTTACTCACGTAACTCGAAAGTTAGACAAGATGGGCACCACGCCTATTTTAATGTCACGTAATAATCCAGATGGTATACCTTTGGAGGATATCATTGATCAGTTAATTGCTGAGATGAATGAGAAACAGGAATATATCGAAAAAGATAGAAGTCTTGCTTCTCAATCACTTAAATTAAATAGTCGCCAGATTATTGATTTATTACTTAGGATTAAACGGATCAATGAAGAATCACGCAATCTACTTGAAACTATACGGCCTGATGAGGGCCCTGTAGGTAAGCCTAGAGTCGGTCAGGGGTAACCCTGACCTCTATGCCGTGTTAACTCTAACAGCGTTGAGAAACCCTATAGAGGTATATAAACATGCAATGTTATACGTATCAAATAGGTAAGATAGAATCCATAGAAGGCGTTGAAGATATTACTATCATTAATGCGTCGGTTAAGAGTGGTCATCGTTGGCTAGCTCCTACATGGGGGTTACTGATGGCCTATAAACGTAAAGAGATTACGGAAGAAGAATACACGCAGAAGTTTCAAGAGCTCATGCGTTATCGCTATAGACGTTATAGAAACCTTTTTGAAGCAATGGCTAAGCGAGAACACGTTGCCTTTGGTTGTTATTGTAAGGCTGGTGAGTTTTGTCATCGTCATTTATTAATAGGAATGTTTGAACGTATTTGTAACAACTATGACATTCCTTTTCACTACAACGGAGAGTTAGATGAGTAGCTATAATCCAGTTAACGTTGAAGATCTACATGATGATACATTCAACACTGTTGTTAGAGCCGCCGATGATGTTCTGGTTAAATTACGTAATGCGCAAGTTAAACATGGTCTGACTAAAGGCTGGCGTTATCCGCCACCAAACGCTACAGTGGGCGAAGGACGGTTCTTTAACACCCCTGAAGAATGCGTGACCGCTTTAAAAACCCATCTAGAGAAGGGTGAGATTATAGACTGCATTGCCTACCTTATGTTTTTGAAAGACCTAGAGGGATGTGATTTCTCTGAAAGTCTTGTTAAACAGTTTAAATTAGATAATAAGGAATAGTGACTTGAAGATATCCAACGATGTAAAAACAATTACCAGAAACCCCATCGCCGGTGTCTTAGATATTGAGACAGGGTCTCTTCGTAATAACGCACATATATTCACTATAGGTTTGGTTATTGGCAATCTTGTTACCGGTGATATTCTAGCAGAGTCGTATTATCGAATAAATGGGACTGGTCAAGAGGATCGTATAAAGGACCATGATACTCTTGAGGTATTCTGGAAAGACAGCTCCCTTGTTTCTCCAGAGGCTCAAAGAGAAATATTCGATGAAGACCAACCACGTATGTCCTTGGCTGAAGCGTTATTAAGGTTAAATGCTGACATTAATGATTTTAAAGAGAAACATGATGTTAAGCACATCAATATAACCGGGAACGGTAGTGAATTTGACAACGCCATCATCACAGAGGCTTATCGAGATCTAGGTATTGAACTACCCTGGAAATATGGCGATAACCAATCACTACGTACGATAGTCTGGATAGGGCGGTTATTGCTAGGAATCGATCCTAAATACACTATTGAGTTTGAGGGGATACTACATCACGCATTGCACGATAGTCGGCATGAATTTAAAACAGCCTCGATTATTGTTAGGGAACTACTAGACGCTATTGGAGAGAGAAGCGATGTATGATAACGCTATTGGTATATTGGCTTGTGATACCCGCTGGGGTATAGGGAGGGAAAATAGCATCCCTTGGTATTGTCCTGAAGATTTTAAACACTTTAAAGCAACCACCTATAAACAAATAGTCATCATGGGCCGTAAGACCTTTGAAAGTATAGGTAGACCTTTACCAGGCCGCGTCACCATCGTGCTTACTAAAAACATGAATATAAATGCACAAGGGTGTATAGTAGCGTCTAGTCCTGAAAATGCAATGTGGACAGCTAGGGCGCTGGCTGACTCCATCGACACAGGCGGTGAACGTACTAAGATATTTATCTGCGGAGGCGGTGAAGTATACAAGGCCATGCATCGCTGGGTTGACCGTTATATCGTCACCCGTATCTCGCATGCTAAAATATCGCATTTTGATTGTGATGCTTTCTTTGATAAAGATTTATTAGACTCATTCGCTATTGAAAAGATAAGCGAGTTAGAGAAATCTAAAACGCCCGGTATTGGTTTTCAGATTCTTCACTTTGTTAACACCGAGAACTCAGAAACTGACATGAGAATTAAATTGGAGCGCCGCTATGCCCGCTAGACAGGTAATTCTAACACCTATTCAAATAGCCTACGATTGCGATGTATGCGGTAACCCTGTAAAGCCTCTACGTGATGACTATAGTGTTTCAGATTGGTGGGGTCGGGTTGAAAGTAAAAAAGTACCGCATCAATGTAGTGTATGTGAAAAGACTTACACATTTAATGTTGATATCTCTCAAGTATTATGGTCTTCGGATCCTAAAGGCTATACTATCGATCAGATTAACGATTACATTTTACCTAGTAAGGATAAAGATAATGGATAAAGAGCAATTAATAAACGCATTAACTGACATGCTTCAAAAACAACATGATGTTAATGTAGTGATGAATAAAACGGAAGACTGGGTAAGTCTAGAACGTCCCTGGTATCGCGCTATGTGGACAGAGGCATCTGAGCTGGTTACCGAATGGGTTGACTGGGAATGGTGGAAGAAAGGCGAAGTTAGCATTAAACAGGCTCAGCTTGAGGTTGTCGATATCTGGCATTTCTATCTATCACATCTATTACAACGTCGTGATGAAGAAGAATCATTTCAAGATGTGGCTATTATCCTAGCGGATAGTATTTTAAATGAAGGGCCGCTTGGGAAACCGTTAACCTTTCCAGAGGGTGTGGAAGAACTCTGCGTTGATGTAGAGCGTTTTATTAACGATACCATTGAGTTTCGTGAACCTGATATCACTTACTTCATGCGTATTATGGAAGATTTAGGGCTGAGTTTTGAAGCGTTGTATACGTGGTATATTGGTAAAAATCAACTTAATCATTTCAGACAACAACACGGTGATAAAGAAGGTACTTATAGTCGCAACTGGTGCGTTTCTCGGTCTGGTGAATCTGCTGCTGATAATGCCATCTTAGAGGTTACTGTGTTAACTGCTATTGATTTAAATATTCCCAGCGATAAAGTAGCAGACTATATCCATGACGCATTGCAAGCGGCATGGGAAAACCATCTTACTTATTCAAAGGTGTAGTATGTCTGGTAAACTTATTGTTGTAGAAGGTATAGAGGGTGCGGGTAAAACATCTATTGTTGAACGTATCATTACTTGGTTAAAAGAAGTACAAGGCGTTGAAGCGTTAACATTTCGAGAGCCGGGAAGCACGCCCATAGGGGAAGCGGTAAGGACGTTAATTAAACATCCCGATAGCGATATCAGTGTTGAAACGCAAACTGAACTACTGTGGCTAGCAAGACGACGTCTTTTAGAAGATGTAGTACAGCCACTATTAGATGAAGGGAAGTGGGTAATACTAGATCGTTACTGGATGTCTACATTAGCGTATCAGTGGGACTATTACTCTAGTCAGCCTCTTCATCCTGTTATTGAAGAGATAGCAAACACGTATCAGCGTCCTGACTTTATGTTCTACCTAGACGTATCACCTAAGGTAGCTAAGAAGCGCTGTACCTCTGGTGCTGGTCGTGGTGATGTTGCCGATAAGAACGATGATGCGCCACTTAGTACGTTTACGATGTGGCATCGTCGATACGGTGAGATTATTAGCGCTTATGATAAGGTGATGGGTGATGATAATAAAACCTTAATTATCAATGCGGACCAAACGTTCTCTATGGTGGCTGATGATGTGATCTTTGCATTAAATCAATCCATCTAAGAGTAAGTAGTATGTCTATATTCCAATGTATTAAATGCGGTGTAGCTGAGAACACCGCACTAGGTCTATACCACAACGTTCGTCGTAACGAAGTACATTTTGATAACGTCCCTAACGACATGGTATTGTGTTGTGTATGTGCACCAACCCATTACAGAAATGGTAAACCCACTAAGTTTACAGGTCAGTGGCATAATCGTTTCCATCGCACGTTCCTACCTAAAGGCATGTGTTTCACTAACGATCATGGCAACTTAGAACATATACTCGATCACACCAGTGGAAATGAACTATACCAGTTGCATGGTAGAGATGAAGAATATCCAGATGAGGAAGAATAGGTGAAGATTACCTTTGAAGCAAGCGTTGTCATACGTGGTCAACACATTAATACGTCCAAACATCATACTGTCGTTAGCGACATGCATACTGATAAAAACTGGCAGCGCAAAGCAGCAGGCTTAGCAGTTGGAATGGTTAGACATCATCTAGATACTAAACTTTCTGAAGATGCTATTGATCGTGATATGCGAGATTTAATTGACATCATTATACGTAACTTAGAAACACAGCGTGTGTTTTGTTATGAAAATGACACATTGATCAATCATATTAGACAGCAATACGATGCGGGTACCACCGCAGTGGTATTGTCGCTATGGTTTGATGATACGGTTTAATATTTAGAGAAGAGCTAAATGCTCTTCTCTATGCCGTCTATGTATTGTGTTCATTTTATGAACAAGTTTAAAAACAGGTTATGATGTATGTTAGAACAAAAGAATATAGACATTGATAAGTTTAACGCGGTTCAGGAGAGCTTATCTAAGGAAGATGCTAAGGGTGGTAAGACACGACCACGTATTACGTGGTTAATGGCTATTCTGTTTACTGCCTTTTATGCCACATATATGGTATCTATGGTAAAGGGTGTGGTTTCAGGACAAATAGATTTACCTGGTTGGGAAGAGATAACCGCATTACTTGGGCTACCGGCTTTTGTATTGCGTAGTTATTTTAATAACCGCACGCAAGATAAGAAAACACGTGCCGCTGCAGGCCTAGGCTTAGACCCCAACCCCCCATCTACGTTAGATAAACTTATTAGCGTACTAGCTGCTAAATATCTTGGCGTAGATCTTACTAAATCACCGTAAGGATAGAGATATGTTATTAGGTTATAAAATAGCCGCAGCGGGCTTACTGGCGTCTTTAGGCTTAGCCGGGTGGTTAGGGTATCAGAAGATAACTTTACAAACCGACTATGCAGTACAGGCCTTAGAAGTAAAGACGTTAAAACAAAACATCGCCACGCTTGAATCCGTTAATGAACAACAAGAGATGACAATAGAACAACTTACTGCGTTAACTGAAAAGCAAGCAACGTTGTTAGTAGATTATGGAGAACAAAACAATGACGCCTCAAGACGTGCTACGGAGCTGGAAGGTCAGCTCAATAGACTTAGACAGACAGAATCTATTAAAGCCTTGGAAGCGCCTTACGAGCGCGGTAACGCTGCTTCTATGCGTGTTGGTGAGCTCCTGCGCAACATTGCCGGAAACGCAGACAGTCAAAGTCAAGACCGTCCCCCTTCTTCCTAAAGTTACCCTACCCGCACCGATTCCTCAACCCTCCATTACCATGCCTGAGGTCATTACGCTAACCGCTCAAGACGCGTCGTATTACAGGTATGTTTGTGATGAGTTTAAAGATGCCGGGCGAGATGATGCTTATACGTTAGATGAAGTGTATGAGCGCTATCCGGGCATGACACAGGAAAGTGCATGTAACTGGGCTATATACGGCTATACCGTACAAGGTCAGTTTATGTTAGAGAGTCAGTTGATTAAACTGGGTCTTTATACTGAACAGTTACGTAACCGTATTCAGTATCTTGAAGGGGTTATTAAAGAATTAGAGGATGCGGGGAACTTACAACAGCAAGCATTTTTGGAGCAGGATGATGACTGAAGAAAGACCAGAGCGACGGCGGTTAGATAACCGTATACATGAGGTGGCGTATCTTCTTATGAAGTTACGTATAGCGCAGGTAGCGTGTTTAATATTTATCTGCTATCTAACCTACGATTTTCACACCTTTTACAAAGATCATTTCGATAACTTTGAAGAATGGCAAATGGTATCAGTAGTGGCCTATATGGGAGGTTTCCTAGGGGCGCTAAAGTTGATGTTTGAGAATATTAAATTAAAGGTCTCCAAGGATGATATATGACTTTCTATACACTCACGTTACTTACCGTCTTTATTGTTTTATGTGTTAATGTATTTACTGTTATGGACGGCGAGTATCTCTTTAGAGCGAGTCGCTGTAAGCGATGTCAGAAACTAGATGCGCGTATTATTACCTGGTATGACAGAGTATCGACGTGGGCACGCGACTCAAGTACTATCATTGGTCTTGGATTGTTCTTTGTTGTTACTGAAGCGTTCTCACTGTTTCTCTATGGTTATATGTTAGTGATTATGGCCTTTGGCGTGATGCGGGCTTTAGACGGTCAAGCCGCTGCTGATTTTAGCATGAGTACTATTTATAAGTTGGTAATTAGCCCACACGCCTGTGCCTGGCTGTTACCTTTACTTTACTACACTATCTAGGAAGCGTCAATGACGCTTCCTTATGCCGTCTCATCAATTTATAGACCTATATTACTTAAGGGAGATTAACTTATTAATAAAGGAAAAGACTATGGAATTCTCATTATTAGATTTCATTATTTACATTGCCCTTATGTCAAGCCTAGTAGTTTTACTGTATCGTGATGCGATTATCCCATCTGTTAAGAATTGGTTAAAAGGACGTAAGTAATGATTATTAAAATTGAATCTTTAATTAAAGACGACAACAGCGTAGAGATAATTCAAGCCAAACGTGCACATTTAAATACAAAGGTAAGACCACCAAGCTTGACAATAGATGACAAGGTATTGCACATTGAACAACCTTATATGTTGACTATGCTTAGCAATGACGGCACTACGCTTCACGAGTATCGCTATATTCCTACAGCCAGCACTAAACCGTCTACGCTGCAGGTTAAAAAGGACACGCCCACGGCTAAGCCTGCGTTTAGCTATAGATCTACTGTTGATGTCGAACGGTCTATTGTTGATAAGCCTACCGTAGAACGTGAGTTATTAAAACTCATTAACGTTAACTGGGGTGACATTAGTCTAGTGTTTAGAGATGAGCTGATCATTGATGTTGACACAATTGACCACTTTGTGGGACAGGCTATAACTCACCGCATGGCGTTTAACGCTGAGGTAGTCAAAGCGCTTGATCTTTTAATCATGGCGTTAAAGGATATTGTTAAAGGTAACAGAGAGCGTAAGCTGGTAAGGGATGGCGAGTACTTTAGAGATATACGTCAACTAAAGACGGGGTACAACCTACCCTCATTTATTCAGTTATGGCCTACTTCTCCATTTACGTTACACTTAACTAAAATCATCAATGATACTTCTGATATATTAGTAGGTGTTCCAGCCTATAGAGTAGACACCGCCTATATGACAGAACGCTACACTAATCAAGTAGATGCCTTTTGTCAAGATGGTATCTGGCTATATCCCCAACGTTTATATCAGGACCCGGTTGCCTTTCAGAAAGAAGCAAAACGCATTAAAGCTAAACATGAAGAACATGTAGCGGCTAGTAATGAAGAACTCATGAATACCTGCTATCGTTTAGAAAATACCATGGAAGGTTTAAGAGAAGCCTTGGTGGCACAATAGGCATAGAGGTAGAGGTAGCGCGTTGCTACCTCTACCTTGTCTATATTGTTTCTTTTTTGCTTTGAATGTGTTTATGTAGTCTAGATCGGCCAGCGCAGTAATCGCCGTTATATATCCCGGTTAGGTAATGGCGATTTAATAGATGACCACTTAGGTCTCTCACATACTGCTCACCGTAGATACGTGCTTGGTAATGTTTAGCGCCAATGCGGTAGACGTAATCTTTCTCATTACCAAAATGTTCGACAAACGGCACCTGAGGGAATTCATCATGCGCGCCTGCTATAGTATAGAACTCTACATTGTCTAATTCAAACCCATAGCTTTGTAGTATCTTTGCAATGTTTGATAAGATAATAGCCCCTTGAGAGTGACCTATAATTTTAATAGGCTTACCGCTTAATACCGCGTAGAATAAATGCTGCGCCATAACACGTGCAATAGGCGTCAAGCTATCCGTAGCGCGTCCTACTACGCTTTCTATTAAATCACGGTACATTCCCTTAGTAGGATTGTAAAGGCCCATTACAGGGCGATTAAGAAGCTTAGATAAACCATGCAGGTTGACATCAAACACATCTTGCGTTGTCATGATTCCATTAATGAAGTACCAATGTTCTTCTTGTTTATTAAACTCTAAGATAGGCATAACCTCACCTTTGTAAACAGGCATGGCAAAGAAACGATCTAAGATCTTCGTTCTACTTTCACCCGCTGCAACCATAGCCAGCGCAAGTTTAACACGACTACGGCGTTCTACTTCTTTAGTAATAGCGGTGCCCTCATTGCCAAATTCTGGAATAGGCTGACCTGTTGAGTCGTTGATGAATTTAAGGTAGGGTAACTCGCTGATAAGCAAGATAGTCTCTCTAATAATGTTTGTAATTAATTTAAACACGTTAACGTCCTTTTGAATAACAAATACAACAATACATACGATTAATTACCTACCCCGACGGCATAAAAGAAGACCTATTGCTAGATCTTCTTCTACGTTAAATCTTATTGCTCGATGTTGGTGAGGTAAATGTTATTATTTTCAACATCCACAATCAACTCAAACTGGCCTTTGCCGGTTAAGCTAACTGAACTTTCTTGCGTGCTCTCATCTAAATGGAACACGGTAGCAGGATCAGAAGACACAACGTTAACGGTACCTGCATTGTCCCAAACGTTATCAACTTTGATAATCGCGTTTTCGGCAATCTCTGCCATATCAACGGTTAGGGTACCATCGCCTGCACCTACACGTTTAATAACGTGATAGACCGCTAAGCCACCCAAGGTAGCATCACCGGTGGTGTTAATGACGTTAAATGTCCCATGGGGATCGACAGCGCTAAAGTGAGCTTCAAGGATTCCGTCATACGACGACCCGATGCTGAACATATTGCCTTCATCGTCCTTGGAATAAAGGATCTGATCTTTAATGTTAATAGCTATCCCTGCTACATTAATAAGTTCAGGTTCAGGTACAGCACCTGGTGTACTACTGTATGGAAATCCAATAGGACCTAATCGGAAGGTTGCCATTGCATACTCCTAGTTAAAAGCAGGCCATTGGATGAGCGTGCTAGTATCGTTATTGGTTAACCGCATACGACGCGGTAAGCGTGAAAGGATTCATAAGAATAAGGTAGCTAAAGTCTATTATCTTTAACACCTATATTACCTATGTGGTTGATGATAATTTAAATAGGAATAAAATAATGAACTTAAAACAGATAGAAGAATTAGCTTTAGAATTAATTGAACAAAAGACTTTAGACTTAAACGATGAAAGACTTACATTAAAGGATGATTTTCATGGTGCTACAGTTGCCCACTACATGGCGTCCTATGGTTATAAATTCCCCAAAGGCAGTAAACTATTAACGTTAACAGACAACTGTGGTACCACCGTAGCGTATTTGATGAGTATTGCAGATGTGGAAGTTAAAGGTCAATCAGACAGCAAACGATGGGTGTGTAAGTGTAGTTGTGGGAATGAGGTCATAGTAGAGGAATCTTTACTTATTAACGGAACCGTCACCCATTGTGGGTGTCAGTTTGACAAGGGTAAGGTGTCTGTATGAGAGGGGAAGACCTTACAGGCCAAACCTTCAGCAGATACACCGTATTAAGTTTAGAACCACCTCTACCTACTACTAGAGGACATCGTTGGCTGTGTAGGTGTTCATGCGGTACTGAAAAGGTAGTATCGGCAAAATCCTTAAAGGCAGGGGACGCTAAAAGCTGCGGATGTCTTACCACCCCTAATTTAACAGGTAAAACATTTAACCGATTAACAGTAACCGGCGAGGACACTAAAAAGAAGGGAGGTAAAAGATATTGGTTCTGTCAGTGTAGTTGTGGTAATACAACCTCGGTGGCAACTAACGATTTAACTTCAGGTCATACCAAAAGTTGTGGCTGTATGCAAAAGGAACTTGCAAGAAAGGCTAATACTACCCACGGGATGAGAGACCATCCTCTACACGGAAGATGGTTGGCTATGCGTAATCGCTGTAATAATCCAAATAACGACTTCTATGCCAACTATGGAGGTAAGGGTGTCAAAGTCGATCCTAGGTGGGACCATTTCCCTAACTTCCTAGAAGACATGGGGATGCCGCCTGAGGGCTATACGTTAGACCGTAAGGATAACGATGGTGATTATACTCCAGAGAATTGCAGATGGGTAGATACTAAAACTCAAGCTAGGAATAAAAGCAATACAACTTGGGTCGAGTATCAAGGTAAGAAAGTAAAACTGGTAGAACTGTCAGATCAGTTTAAGGTTCCTTTTAAAATATTACACCAACGTCTTTACGTACAAGGCTGGTCTTTGGAGCGTTCGCTTAAACCATGGATAATGACAAGACGTGGTACTGGGATGTTAGTAGGTGTTAATGTTGAATCAAGGAGAATAGTACTAGGTAAGAAACTAAAAGGCTTAGCACAGAAATGCGAGCTGTCTGCAAAGCAGTTAAGTGAAGGAACCATCGACTATTCTATTATACAGGACACATGGTTAGCAAAGTCGTTGGAGGATCCAACCCCGTGGAACGATCACAAGGGCTGTACGGGCGTCTCAGAGGATGTTATCCTTAAGCAACCCAATGAGCCGCATGTGATCTTTTCTAACGTTAGAGAGGCTTACAGGTACCTTACAGAGCATGCTCTACTAGATAAGGAGTATACTTTAGAAGTATTTGGTTAGACGGCATAGAAGATCTCTTCTCCTGTAATGGGAGAAGAGATCTTTAGCTATGTTTCTTTTTTGCTTACTGATCCTTAAAAGGAATCAGAGTAATCAGAGTAATCAGAAACTGCGGCCGTAATCAAGATTAGCAGCGAGGTCAGCAACCAGGCCGTTAGCGTGGCTAATTGCCTGTAGGCGTGCATCGTTAACTGCTTTAGATGAAGCTACGTTAGTTTCAGATACAGAGTCAATTGCACTAGAGATAGCAGACTTGTCTACTTTAAGTGCAAGACCAGCGTCAGCGTATGCTTTAGCGTCAGTCAATGCAAGTAGGATTGCATTTGAAGAAGCAACGTTTGATGAGCTGTTAGACGTGATTGAATCAGAGATAGACGTTTTGTCTACTTTAGTATCCAAGCCATCGTTAAGCTGAGTGATCGTTGCTTTAGTTGCAAGTGAAGACGTGATAGCAGCGATATCGCTGTCGTTGTCTGTCAATGCAGCAGCAAGTTCTTGAAGGGTATCCAACGCTTCTGGTGGAGCACCGCCAAGGATGTCAGACTTAACTGCATCAGCGTAAGCAATCGCTGCTGCTTCAGCATCAACCGCACGCTGGTGAGCAGTATACGCAGCCATAGATGACGCGTACTGAGTAGACGTCTGTTCTGCAACTGAGTCGCTGATACCGTAGTTTTCAACGTTACCTAGACCAACGTCAGCTTTGGTTAGGTTTTGGGTGTCTTGTTGACCCTGAGCGATGTTAGACTCAGCAGTTTCAAGACGTTGACCGATCTTCAACAGGGTATCTAGGTCAGCAGCTAGCGTGCCACCTTTAAGACCGTTGATTTGGCTATCGGTGTAAGTGTTAGACTGCGCGATTGCGTTAGCTTGTGCAGCAGCAATATCAGCAGTGTAGTCACGACCTAGCGTGATTACGTTGCCTTCGTGGTCTTTAGTAAAGATCTTGCGATCTACTAAGTTAAGTGCAATAGCACCTTCTTCAAGGTCAGCAGCAAGAGGTGCAGCGCCAGAGGTAACCGAGCGGTCAAACTGAATCTGACCCAAATCGATGGCTACGTTTTCTGCGCCTGAAGTCGAATTGACAGTTGTCATAAGGTGAAACTCCTAGTAAGGGGTTTGGGGTTGTCCCGTTAAATAAAAAAGCACGATAGTGATCGCATCATAGTATCGTAGTAAAAAGAGAGGTAGAGTTTTACCCTACCTCTTAAATGCGTCGATCTATACGCTTACACCGAAGAACTCAACACGTTTATCCCATGCGGTGAAGTAGAAGGTTTCCCATTCTTCTTTCGTTGCAAGAACTACGGTGTTACCGTTCTCGTTCTTAAATGGAATAGGTTGCCAGTCAGCACCTGCCGCTTCACGTTTCTCGATAAGACGATCGATCGACGTCCAGCCGTTCTGGTCGTTCTCAGTCACGCTACACACGGTACCGTTGAACTCAAACGCATTAAGCTTGCGCCAGGTAGCGTATTTGGTATCGCCGGTAAAGTAGTCTTCAAACTCACCAGGCTGAGGCATCGCGGTGAAAGGGATGTAATCTTTCAGTGGTTGCTTGAAGTCTTCTTGATCTGACGTTAACGTGTCGTTATACGCTGACGCTTCTTTGTTGTACGCTTCAATCTCAGCGTTCTTTCTGTCAGTGGCGAGAACTTGGTTAACCCACGTTTCTTTCAAGAACTCTTTAAACTGATTAAAAGCAGCTTCAAGGCGAGATGGTGCTACGTTGTTAGCCATTAGACGATACAAGTAATTGATATCGTACGTTAAATGACTTAAGTCGTAGGTAGCTTCTGTAATAACACCCTCGTCGTCGGTTGATTCAGGTGTTATGATCCATTGACTCAGATCAGGTTTAGTAGGACGCGACATTAGCGTTTCTCCTTAGGTAAGAATCCTAGCGGTCTATGTGTGCGAGACAGACCACGGGCGACTCGATAGTCGTTTAAGTTAGTCATGAAAGTGATGTGTGGATAATACTGCATGGCGTTATCATCACCTACATCGTTGGTCGGATCTACTTGGAATGTTGAATGTAAAATGCCAACATTATTATACACTGACCCATCTTCGTAGTTGACACTATAGCCATCAAAATCCGTAGGGTTCCAAGTAGGAACCGGCGCGCCTCGAGTAACAAACACAATACCGTTCATGACTGGGTTAGGGCAGTTCTTAAGTATAAAACGATCGTTAATACCAAGACCGTGGGTAACTGATGTGGATAGATCAATTTCGGTAATCGATTTTGGATCGTCATCATACTTTAACTCGCGGAAAGTCAAGCTACCATAGGCTATGCCTTCAACCAAATCCTCACTTAGAAATGGTAAGAATTTAACACAATCACCAAACGTCTTCATCGTGACGTTACTATGACGTATTACATCGTTAGACCAAGATGTTTCAAAGGCAGAACCTTCATCTTCGTTATACGTCATGATAGCACGCTCTAGCGCGTGTTTGCTATATATAACAGTACTGTTGTAAGGTCCGATCTTACCGATAAGTGTAGGTATCAACGTGCTTTTCTCATCGGCACGTAGTACGAACACATGACCCAAATCAGCACTGGCCAATACACGACGCTCTGCAAAAGACATAGGCTCCATTACGCTGGACCCGTAAGTATACTCCATCAACATAACGGTAGACGCAGGCATGATAACCGAACCTGCATTATCGTTTGCATTAAAGCTAGCAGTATACGTGTTGTTATTAACCCAAGAGTCACCTAAATCCTGAGAGGTTGATAAGTGATTGTTTCTCTTAATAACACGGCGAGTAAGCGGCTGTGTTTTATATGTGTCATCGGGGATTACCGGCGACCATATTAAACCCGGCACGTAATCTACACCATAGCGATCTACCATATCCACAAGATTTGCTGGATTAGCAAACACTTCAGTAACCGGTAACTGCTCTAATGAATAAGGCGTCTGTATAGGCATCATGATAATTAAATCATCGCCTACATCCCAACCTTCATAGACCCGAGTTCCCTTTTCTGAAAATACTGATCTAGAGCTGTTAGTAAACGCACTACCTTCAAATAGAGTAGGACTTACATAAGACGGCAGGTAATAATAATAATCATCACGATCATCGCGGTTGATCTTAACAGCCGGTACGTATTGATTTTTATTTACGTTATAAACCCAACACCCACCTTGTTTGACCGTCTGACCATCTTCCTTGGTAATCTTGCCTGCGGGGGGTGCTGTGAACTCCCCTTCAACGATATCGCTACTAGTAAGCGTGGTTCTGACAAATGCTAGTCCTTTAATGCGCTCCCATCCACGATGACGACCACCCATGACATCAATGCCAAACGCATTAGCGTCTACATCAACACCATGTGCTGAGATACGTAGATCTTGCATTTGCCAATCGTAAACACCGTCGTAGGTATATTGCTGGGGGTGACCACTTGCGCCGTATTGAATGTTACCGCCGTATTTACTACGTATTCTTGAACCGCCATGCTCAAAACCTAAAAAGCAATCAGCAACGCTAGTTGCTAGTTTAGCCGTGGCCGTTGAATCCCATGTAGAACCGCCGCTATTAGTCTGTGCATGAAGCAGCGTTCCCATAGCGTTATAGAACGGATGATAAGCACCTTGGTTCATTCTTGTAACGCGAGCAATGCCCATCCAGTAAATTGGACCTATCGCACGGTTACTAGTCTGTTCTGGGTTAGTTATAGCTACTCCGCCATCCACACCAGGTGCTCTATCATTAGCGTTGATCTGATAGAAATAACGTCCGC